AAGATCACCATTTCTGCTGATAATGCATGTGACACGGCGACCGAAATCGGCTTGGCCGTTGAAAGTTTGCTCAATAGACTCAATAGCAAAGTTTGTGTAACGTCTGTATGTGACTTTCCAAAAAGTAATTTGAGGGTTACCAGTAAGGTAAACATCCTGAGCGCCATAAGCGACGAGTTGCATAAGACCACCTCCCATAGTTTATAATATTGCTAAAGAAAAAAATTTGAAAAAATTTAATTAAATTAAATTTTTTAATTTAATTGGATATTACACTACAAAATTAAGATAAAATTTTATTAATGTCAAAATTGCCCTTCATGAATGAAAGGAGATAGGAATCTAATAAAACTTCTTTTTTTCCCTCATGATTTTTGGTAAAAATGTAAGAATCCCTTTTTTTCTTAATGCTCCACCCATCGTTGATTGCGTTAAATAAAAAAATCATTTTTTGAAATTTAATATTATCAATTCTAATGTCACAATTTGGTCCTCCAGAATTTTCAATATTTACATTTAATTCTATGTGATTTGTTTCACTCATTTTGCTTATATTTATAAAAATATAGAAAAGTAAAATGCAGTTTTAACTTGAAAATTTTTTTTATATATTTGAAAAAATAATCTATTAAATAAAAAGTATTAAATAATAATACACTACTTAAATGCCGTCTTTCAAGCCTAAAACTATTAAAAAAATTAAAGTTAACAAGAAAAATTCAACAACTTTAGACGGTAAGCACAGGGAATTTGTTAATGAATTTAATAAAGACGAAAATGATAAAATTCCTCGTTTAAAAAAAGAAAAAATGGAAATTAAAAGTATCATTGAAAAAAATTCTATTGAAAATACATTAACTATTGAACAATTAATGGACTATCGTGATAAGCTTGCAGAATTAACAAATGAAATTAAACAATTGAAAAGTAAAAAAATTGACTATTTTTTAAATAACTCTAAATATATCTTTGATTATTTTGAAAATAAAAAGGATATATCTGCTGGAAATACAACCACTAAAAACAAAATGCTTGAATCATTTTTTAAAATGAAACCCCAAGACAATTCTAATATGATAGAAAACAGAAATAACAATATTTTTCAAAAATATCTTAGCAATATTGATGAATCTTTTTTGGACATTAATGCATTTTTAAGACCAACCGACGTGTGTCAATCGTGCTTTAAAGGTGAATTAATTCCAATGGACGATGAAGGCGTATTAATTTGCAATGTGTGTTCCAAGAACTTTCAGTACCTCATTGAAAATGAAAAACCTTCGTATAAAGAACCTCCAAAAGAAGTGTGTTTTTATGCATATAAAAAAATTAATCATTTTAAAGAAATTTTGGCCCAATTTCAAGGCAAAGAAACTACCCAAATACCTACAGAAGTTATTGATAATCTTAAACACCAGATTAAAAAAGAACGTATTGAATATTCAAAGCTTACTTATTACAAAACTAAAGAAATACTTAAAAAACTTGGGTATAATAAATACTATGAACACATCAATTTCATTAAAGACAAATTAGGCATTAAACCTCCAATTATTTCTCAAGAATTAGAAGAGACTCTGTGCAATTTCTTCATGGAAATACAGTATCCGTATGCAAAACATTGTCCTGATTATCGCGTAAACTTTTTGCATTACTATTATGTGCTTTATAAGTTGTTTGAATTGCTGAATGAAACACAGTATCTTCCAGAAATTCCAATGTTAAAGGACAGAGAGAAGTTGATTGAACAGGACACGATTTGGAAAAAGATATGCGAGGAATTAGATTGGGAATTTATAGCGACTATTTAACGTCTTCTATGTCTTCTTGATTTTCTGGACTTTTTATTTCTTCTTGTTCTTCTCTTTCCACCATTGGTTAAATCTAGATTTGCCATATTTCCTGGTTGACCTGGAACGGCATTGTCATCCATTGATGACATAGAATCTTCGCCTTCTGTAGCAGTTAAATTATCTGAAGCATCATCAAACTGTTGAGTTAAATTTAGACCAGACATTCCAGAATCACCTGTTGTGTAACCTGATTCAGAGTTTCTATCAGTGGTTTCAAGGTCGCTTAAATGTAAAGAACCTTGTGATCCAGGCGTATCCACATCAATAAAATTTGGTGAACCTTGTTGTTGAATTGGAGAACCAGGTGGAGTTAACATTCCAATGCCTCCTTTTTTATGCATCTTTTTATTCTTTCTTGTATTTCTTCTACGCATTTTTATAGTTTTTTTAGATTTTTTAGTTCGTGCCATATAAAATAATATGATATAATTAATTTATCATATTATTAGTTGTATAAGTGGGTAGTAGTTAATTTAAAGTCCACCAGGAAACCCTACAAGATTGGCACCAATGCCAAAGCCAGCGCCAGAACGAGTTGTAGCACCAATGCTAGGGACGTATGTGTCCAAAATACTAAATGTGGCAGCGGCAGTTAATGCAAGTAAAACAATTTCCTCAATATTTAATGAACGTTTAGGAATGGCGTATGCAGCAATGGCTACCATTAAACCCTCAACTAAATACTTAATGACTCTTTTGACAAGCTCAGCGATATCAAACATCTATATTAAATAATAAGAAAAAAATATATTGTGTGATAAAAAACTTAAAATAAAAACTACTAAATAATAAAATGGTTGGTCATTCAAAAGAAAAAAACCCTGAAAGTTCAAATGAATCTTTTGGTTTTGAGAGAAAAGTAACTGAATCTGGTGCAATTAATCCTAAATATGTTGATGTTTTAGATGAGGATAAGCAAATTGCTGGACAGAAGTTTGTTTGTATTTCTTTTATTTCTCCTGAAAAAATTGTTAAGCTAAAAGAGTTATTTTTCTTTGAGGAATTCCTAAAGAAGTGGGAGTTTTCCAAGAATATGGAAAAATTTATACAGTTTTTAAATTTTGTTAGTTATAAATACAAATTATCATTTGACGAGGTTTCAAAGGATTATAAAGAGTTCTTAAAAGAGGAGCAGGAGTTATTAGTTAAAGGCAATATGGAAGACGATTACAAGACATTCTTGGATCAGAATGAGGAGGACCTTGAAAATGCTTTTAATGTGAAGCACAATTTCCAAACTTCTACTCGCGGAATTAAAATTAGAGGCGCTTATCCAACCATGGAGGAGGCCGAATTACGATGCAAGATGTTGAGAGAAGTTGACCCCAACCACGATGTCTTTGTTGGTCCTGTGGGTATGTGGATGCCTTGGGATCCTGAGGCCTACAAGACTGGGCGCGTAGAATATATGGAGGAGGAGCTTAATCAATTGATGCAAGAGAAGAATAAGAATGAGAATTTTGCCAAGTCTGCTTTTGATCAACGCGTCAAGGAAACCAAGAAGAAGGCTATTGAGGAGAATATAAAAGCAGCCGAAAAGACAGGTGCAACTCTTACACAAAATATTGACGAAGAGGGTAATTTGATTGGCGTGTCCGGAATCAACACTCAAGAGAGAACTTTGAAGGATCAAGATTCAATTTCTACCGCTGACGTTCGCGCGGAATTGTTTGAGGGTGAAAATATTATTGTTGGAAAGACTGATAATGGACAGAGCGAACTATTAAGTGGACCTTTTGTAAATAAGGACAAAAGCGATTAAAATAAACTCAAAATAATAAAAATATAACAAATACAAAAATAATAAATAAAAAATTTATTTATTATTTTACACTTTAAAGATTTAATTCAGCATTTTTTTGCGTAACATTAGTTTTATCTAATGCATTCATAATATCTTTATATTCGTCGGTGTTAATATAATTTTCAAAGTAGTTTTTAATCTCTTCTGGGCTTTTAAATTTGTATTTTTCATTAATTTCAAATAATTTGTCACATAACATAGTTGTTCTTAAACCAAAATTTACTTTAAACTTGTCCCATTTATTTTTTAATAATTTAGACCTAAAAAAATTAGAAAAAAATATTAAGAAGGTAGAATCACTAATTGCTGCAACGCCTGATCCTTGCACATAAACTCCAACGTTTTGAAATATATAATTAGAAACTATTATTGAGTCTAATTCGTTGTCTTTGTTATTAAAAGAATTAATCAAAATATTATTGTCTTTTTGCCAAGAAAAAAAGAAGGAATTTATTAAATTCGGACACGAATGTTTATATTTATCTAAAATTTCTAAAGTTTGAATATAAACATCTTTTATAGATTGTATGGTGTCTTTTACTATGGTGTTTTGGTAATTTGATTTAAAAAGAAGATATGTAATGTATATTCCCATTCCTAAAATAAATTGACTTGCAATTGGCATTCTTGTTACAAATCTATTTAATTGTGAAGTTTTTTTATAGAATGTTGAGATATATACCAATAGTAATAATAATACAAAAACACCTATTCCAATATTAAGCGTATTAAACATATATTACGAGTATATACTATAAAAATATTATAAAAATGCTACTCAAAAAGTTTTGCTATTTATTTAATTTTTATTCTTAAACAATTTTTTGGGTTTACACTTTTGTTGTTTTTTATTTTTGTTTAGCTTTCTGGTTTTTCTTGATTTCCTCCTTTTGCCTCCTCCATTTTCAGGGGCATACTTAGCCTCAGCTAGTGGGTAATCAGCCTCGGCTGTTTCAATTACACGTGGTCTGAGGTCGGCGCCATTAGTTGTGCCGTCTCTGTTTACAGATAAGACGGCACTGTTTACAGGTGGGTTAAATTGTACGTTTGTCATTGTCTCCAAATTTACTATATTATCTCCTGGCATTGGCGCAAATATTTGCATTAAAGAATCGTCGCCTGCAAAATCGCTGTCAAATTTAAAATATCCTGTGGAAGATAGATTAAATAACCTCATAAGCAGTAGTATTAATAACCGAACTGGCAATAAAAATGGATAAGCTACTCTTAACCCACAATAAACAAACAAGCCAACTGACCAAACCAAACCTAATGGTAACCCTACAGCAAGAAACAATAGCCGATAGATTAATTTTAAAATACATCTATCTGGTCTTGAAGGCGAGCAACCAGTGTGTCTCATGCCATATTCAATGCGATGCGCCATATTATCAAGACGATAAGCCAGACTATTTGCTCTCCGAGCATCGGCTTCTTCTCTTGCTACTATTTTTTCAGATTCTGTTAATTCTGATAAATTTTTTAAATTGCGCATTACTGGAAGTCCTTGAGCTTCCCCAGCAAATGGAACTTCCTGATTAGGAAATTGCAAAGCAAGATGGCCTCTTTCTTGACCACCTTTTCTCCTTCTTGTTCTTTTTCCTTTTCCTCCGCTGCTTCTTCCTGTCATTCTGTTGTATGTTCTCGCCATGCTATTTTTTAACCCAGTAAAACCTGTTTTTTGAATTGCTTCATTTAACGCATTACGCACATCATCTAATTTTGAAATAATCATTTTTTGTTCTTTGGTAGTAACTTTGTCGCTATATGCATCTATAATTTTAACAATTACATCTCTCATAGATTTTTTCCCAGCAGGCAATTTTGCTAAACTATTTGGGTCAAATTGGTTTAGCAGCGCGCGCGTTTCCTGTTCATTCTTGGGAACTTGCTCTTCTAATTCTTTTAATTTATTTTTTACATCCGCATTTATCTTCTCTTGAGATGTTATTGAGGGTTTCTCCATATATATAATATAAGACAATTTATCTATTTTATATTATATTTTATATTACCACTTCGTTTTTTATTTTGAAAAGCAATAATAATAATCGTCAAACCACGCTTTAGTTTTAATGCTGCGACTCATTTTGCATGTAGAAATGCATTCATGATGTGCCGCTTTTGCAATAGTATCCCATGCTCCAAGAAGATTATTTGTGTTTTTTTCTCTCTTTTCTACTTTTTTACCGGTTGATGATGTTTTTTTGTATTCATATTCTTCGCTTTTTAATGATAATCCATAATAACCTTGTCCATTTCCTTCTGCTGTCCATATGGTTGTATATAGAACGTATTCACAATTTTTCAAATATTGTTTGAGTCGTTGTTCATCATCTTCTAAGATCTCTTTATTTACACTTTTCTTCCATCTTTTATATTCATCAACCAGTTTTGATCGTAAAATGGTAGCACTTGGAGAAAATTTACATTCTTGAAAAATAAAAGTTTCTTCATCACAAGGATTTGAAGATTTTTTATATACTAATTCTTTTAACGTAACGCCTTTGTAACCGTGCACTAATTGATTCTTTTCTTGTTTTTGAAGTCTGCATGGTTTAAAACGAGTGTCTAAATAACTCTTCAATGCATGAAAAATCTCTTTGCTGGGAGCTTTTGTCCACAACCGATATTGACCAATAATGTCTTTGCTAGAAACCTCAACGTCGTCGCGAACAATGCACAATTTTTCAATGTATTCATTAAATTTTTTGGTATTTTCATTTTCTGGCAACAACTCGTGTTGGTAGATAGTTTGATTTTCTTTCATAATGATTTCTGCTTTATTTTTTTCATTTTCTATCAACTCTTTCATATGGTTTATTTCAATTGTTTGATTCTCAATTGCAATAGTATATTTTGCAAGAGTTTCTTTTAAATCTTGATTTTCTTTTTCTAATTGTTCATTCTCTTTCATAATTCTGTTAAAATTATCAATGCTGTAAGTCTTTGAGTGAATAATATCCTTTATATATTTGGTAAGCTTCTCAATAGTAAAATTTGTGCTGTCGTAAGAGATTATTTCTGTTTTAGTCTTACCATTGACTTCAATAGAACGTATTTGACGTTTAATTTTTGGATATATTTTAATAAGATTTTCTATTTCAACCTTGTTTTGAACTCTAAAAGCGGCTACCAAAACAAAATTATTATATATTTTGCGATGATTTGTTACTCTAGTTGCAAGGTCATTGGTATGTCCAAATTTAATTAACTGTTCGTTTGCTTCGTTTGTATTATCAATGGTTCCAAAATAAATACACTCTGTATTTACTGGAAATTGTGCAATAGTAGCTTGCTCAACCGCACGTTGTTTTTCCTTTTTCAGTTTTTGTTTTTCTTTTTCTGTTGTATTTTTAATTTCCAGTATAATGTTTTCTTTTTGTTCCAATTGAAGTCTCAATTCGTCGGTTTCTTCTTCAATTGTTTGTTGTAGCACTTCTTCCATTTTCATATAATATTCGTGAATTTCTGATGCTTTTTTTGTTTGAGCCTTCAAACACAAAGACTTGAAGCATTTAATTGTTAACATAATAATTTGACGGTTTTGACCGCCGTTTTGTTTAATTTTTGTCTCATTTAAAACCGCTTTGGGTATAATAGGCAAAGCGGTTTTTTCTTGCTTAACCTGTAGGTTAAGCGGTTTTTCCTCATTTGAAAGTGCTTCACCTAATTGTGAAGCGCTTTTTTTATAATCTAAATCATTCTTAAAATGTGTTTCTAATGTTCTTATAGCTGTAAATTTTGAAGCAAATCCCAACCATTTCCATACATTATCCAAATCAACTACAAAATCCATATTCTTATCATAATTCAAATAGCAATAAAAGCTGCCTACAAACAATTGTTGTTCAAATCCTGTAAAGTTTTCCTTGATTTTGTTTAACAATTTGTTGTTATATGCATTTGACAGCTTAGATATTGGATTACTTTCAATAAGTTCAACTATGTCCAATTGTTGCATGCTTTATATTATAGTTATTTCAAATGTCTTTAAGTTGAAAATGTGCTTTTAATTTTAAAAAGCGGATTTTCAAAAAGGGGATTAATTACCATTTTGTCTTTTTAACACTAATTTTTGGGCCTTGACCACGTTTTTTGGTATTGTTTGGATCATATTTCTCATCTTCTTCATCTGAGTTAATGTCTTTGCTGAGTTCCCAGAACTCTTTTGATCCTAATTTGAAATCATTATGCGAGTCGGCCTTATACCAGAATACTTGTTCATGCAGCTTGTTAGATTTTGCGTTATTATTTATTACTAAGCACTCATAATTTTCAGTGCATTGGTCCATGACCTGACAAAAGGACTCAAAAGTTGGAAACATTCCTGCATAATTCTCATAGATGCGCTTCCTATTTGCAATGTATGGTTCTCTCAAAATAAAAACATAATCTATGTTGGTTCTCAGTGTGGGAGGAATGCCAAGAGGATATTGCATTGTGATGATAAGCATGATTTTCCAATGACGGCCATTCATGAAAAGTAATCGCATCATTTTATCGCGAGTCCACGTGCCGTCATAAAGACAGTCATCAAGAATAACAAAAGCACGCGGATCAATTGTGCTGCGTTTAAAAGTTTCCATCTCCTTTTTTATCTGCTTTAAAACCGATTTTTGTCGCTTTAAAATATTCTCAACAATTGCTGTGTTATATTCATTATGAATAAACAATTTTGGAACCATTTTTCCATAGAAACCGTTTCCTTCTTCTGTTCCGGCCACAACGACTCCAATGGGAATGTCTTGATGATAATATAATAAATCTCTCACAAGGAAGGACTTGCCAGTGTCACGACGCCCAATTAAAACTACAACTGGACCTTTAGATTCATTCGGCTTGAAACTAATTGTTTTCATATCAAATTTCTTGAGTTCTAAAGTCATGATATTCTTTTTATTGTTACTTTAGAAAATTCATTCAAAGTAGAATACGCATATAAGTTATTTAATGCACAACTTTACATTTGTTTAGCAAAAATTACTAAAGATTTATAAATAAGTTAAAAATGAGTATTATTAATATATTATTTAGCTAATGGATAACGTTACTCTTAAAATCAACTATGAGAAGAGAAAAAACAGCGAGTTATTCAAGTTATTCAAAAAAGAAAATTTAATTTTTCTTTCTGAAGTCCAAAATTATGCTCCCATTTACAATAGGTTTTTTTTATTAAATGAAACAAATTTTAACTCTGTTAATTTGAACCATGAGTGGTTTTTAACGGATATAAAAAACTCTGTGTCTGATAATAAAATTTTATATAATTGCACCGTGCAACATTTACAAACATCAAAAACAAAGAAGAAGCAAGTTTTTTTTAAAATGGCTCCATTATTGGACCCTTTTAAATTCTTGATTGGAAAATACAATATTAATGATCCTTCATTGTTTAACTTACCCAAATTAACGACAACTGGAGACATTGGCACAGTTCATCCAAAATTATTAGATTGCAATAATTCTGCATATGTTGATGGGTTTTTTTCGTTTATATCAAGCACACTGATTCATAAATACAATTTTGTTAATGGCGTAGACTATTACGGTTCTTTTCTTGGAATTAAAAAGGAATTTAAATTGAATGTTATTGACGACTTGGATTATCTTTGCAAGTCAGAATTTTTTAATAAAAATAAAAATGTAAATTTCCAAGTAGATGATTATAGTTTTTTATACGACGATGAAGATAAACCCAAACAATTGGTTCCTATTAGAATAGATCATAATATAAGTAACAAATCAACGTTGTCCATTAAATCTATTGACAATGCTTTGTTTGAAGATATATTTACAGATGGCGACATTACTTCCAAAACAGAAACTCATTTAACGTTAGAGGATTTAAAAGAAAACTCAATTGAATTGGTTGATATAATGCGTTCCGACGCGTTGTTGCCAGGGGATACCAAAACAACCACAATTAAATCAAGTTCTACTTGCTCTTCAAGAACATCGCACACGTCCAATAATAGTGGATTGGATGAATCCTGTAATAACTGCGAAGAAGACTCAAATAATAATGCTGAAGAAACAGCAAGTATCAAAAATGGGAGCGAAAACGAAAGTGGAACTGGAAGTGAAAGTGGAAGCGATGAGTTTTGCAAAGAAGAACGAATTTATGCAACCATACCTACTTTTCCTGTGCAAGTTATTTGCATGGAAAATTGCGACACCACATTTGACGATCTTATAATTAATAATGATTTGACTCAGGAGGAATGGTTTTCTGCATTAATGCAAGTTATTATGATTTTGATTACCTATCAAAAAGCATTTTCATTTACACACAATGATTTGCACACAAATAACATTATGTATAATGAAACGGATGAAAAGTATATTTATTATTGCTATAGAAAGACCTATTATAAAGTGCCCACTTTTGGACGAATCTTTAAAATTATTGATTTTGGTAGAGCTATTTACAAGTTTGATGGAAAATTGTTTTGCAGCGACAGTTTTCAACCAGGTGCGGATGCCGCAACACAATATAACACGGAACCTTATTTCAATGAAAAGAAACCGCGGTTGGAACCCAATTATAGTTTTGATTTGTGCCGGTTAGCTTGTTCCATTTTTGATTATATTATTGACGATTTAGACGTATTGGATGATTATGATAATTGCGAACCGATCGTTAAGTTAATTTTTGATTGGTGTTTAGATGACAATGGCATCAATATACTTTACAAAAATAATGGCGTTGAAAGATATCCTGATTTTAAATTATATAAAATGATTGCACGTTGCGTTCACAATCACACTCCGCAAGCGCAGCTTGAACGTCCAGAATTTAAAAAGTTTGTTGTAACTAAAAATAAAGCACCATCGGATAAAATAGTTATTAATATAGATAATATTCCTTGTTTTTCATCTGAAAATCTCGGTTAAAAATTCAAATTTATTTTATTTATTGTATTTATAAATAAAATGAATTCAACAACACCATTTATGAGAGATTTTGGATTTATTATTACGCGCCATGTAAATTCAGAAACAACCAACAAGTATTGGAACTTTTGCATTCAATCTATTCGCAGATTTTATCCTCTTAAGAAAATTGTTGTAATAGACGATAATAGCAATTTAAAATTTTTAAATGCAGAATTTGAGTACAAAAATGTTGAATATGTGGATTCAGAATTTCCAGGAAGAGGAGAACTATTACCTTATTATTACTTTTATAAAAATAATTATTTTGATAATGCTATTATTATACATGACAGCGTATTTATGCAAAAGCGCATTAATTTTGAACTTTTAGTTGATAAACAAATTCAAGTGATGCCATTATGGCATTTCTTTTGTGAAAAAAAAGAGAGTTTTTATGATACAAGAGGAATGATGTCTACTTTAAATAATAACTATTATATTATGCAATCGTTAATCATTGATAATACGTATGAAGTAATGGGAAGACCAAATGATAATGTTTGGGCTGGTTGTTTTGGCGCACAAAGTTTCATTAATCGCAATTTTTTAATTAGAATTAGAGATAAATACAATTTATTCAACTTGTTAAAATACGTTACTGCGCGCAAATATAGATGTTGCTTAGAGAGAATTATGGGAATTCTATTTCATTATGAATATTTGAAACACGTTAAACAATATTCTTTATTGGGAAATATAAAATCGTATTGCGATTGGGGTTACACTTATCAAGAACATTGTGAGAATATGCGAAATAAAAAAATACCGCGTTTGCCGCTTGTAAAAGTGTGGAGTGGAAGATAACTTAAAAATTTCTCTTTATAATATATAAGATGTTTTCAATGTTTTGTTATGTTATTGCATATTATAATATTGCTTCATTATTTCAATATTGGTATTTACCATTTGCACTGTCTTTTATACCAAATAATACAAAAATTGAATATTTATCATCCAATGTAGAATTATATTTTTTATTAAAAATTACTAGTTATTTCATGTTATTATTATATGGTTACGATTTAATTAATCGTATATTATTTTATGGTCAACGAGATAAAAATTCAATAGGATTATCATTTATATATTTAAAATACATTTCAAACATTATACTTTGTCCAAATATAACCATGACAGAATATGAAATGGATCGCATTGTAATGTGGGCGTTCACAACACCATTAATGATTAAAATGTTATCAGATGAAAACAATCTAACGGTTATAGATTTAAAAATGCATTACCACGCGATGGCAATTGTTCCACATATTTTTTGCATACCATTTAAAAATACTAATATATATTTTTTATCAACTATAGTTTTGAGTATTCCTGGTTTAGTTTTTATAAATTCTTTGAAAAAATATAAACACATGCATTTTACAAATTTATTTATTTTAATTTGGGGAATATTTATGTGCATTAATGCAATAGATATTGCAAGAATTTTTGATCCAAATATTATTCACGCATTTTACAATCTAGCGGACACACTTTTTAAATTTATATTCAATTTCGTTATTTCAAGCTATAATGAACAAGAAATGATTGTTCGCGAGAACATGGATTTGCAAAGTGTTAATTTTATTTCACATGTAATTAAAAGTATAAAAGATTTTGAAAATAGTAATAAAATTGTAACACCGTTTTGTAAGAGTTTAATATTTTATTGTAAAAAGAATTTTTTAGATAAAATACCAAAAACCAATGTAAATTTAAAATTAGAATTATTAAAAAAAATACTACCATTTGATTTGGATAGAGACTACATTAATCTTGGTCCTGGTCCTGGTTCTGGTTCTGGTCCTGGTCCTGGTCCTGGTCCTGGTCCTGGTTCTGGTTCTAGTGTTAATAAACAATTTAATTTTATTTGCATAATGTTTATGGACATTGTTAATTATACTGATTTGGCAAATAGATATGACGGTGACATTATTTTTAAATTATTGGACGATGTATATTCTCATTTTGATTCAATAATAAAAAAATATTCTCTTTTACAGAAAATTGAGACTATTGGAGATGCATATATGGTTGTGGGTGATATTTATAGGAGTGAGCTTAATTATAAGGAAACTGTGAGAGAAATTATATTACTTGGATTAGAATTCATACAAGAAGTAAAAAAAATAAAAACACCAGATAATATTCCCTTATCTATAAGAGTTGGAATTAATATTGGAACAGTTAATGTTGGGTTTTTGGGAAGTGAAATACCTCGTTTGTGTGTTGTGGGAAATGCAGTAAATAAAGCTTCTAGGCTTCAATCTACTGCAGATGAGGATAGTATTCAGTTGAGCCATCATGTTTATGAGCAAGCGTGTGAAATTGATTTTGGTTTTCCCATGATTTATAAAACAAAAGAACATGTATTTTTAAAGAACATTGGATCCGTAACAACTTATAATATTTGTCCGCAAAATAAATAGTTTTTGTTGAAATTTATTCTTATTCAAATATTTGATTCATGACATAAATATCCTCCACGGCATAGAGCTCGCACTTTTCGCGGCGAGCAAAGCTATTGAAATTAACAGTGTCAAATGTTTCAAACTGATATCCAAACGTGCAATCCAAATCATCGGTTACTGTTACTCCCTTCTTAGTGTGCTTCAAAATTGTCAGGTCAGCCGCACGAATGGCTACTCCGTAACAACTCAGATGCACAACCTCGTCAGTTTCCGGCAAATACATTATATATTTTCCACCTCGCCTAAGACGACGGTCTACCTTATTATCTGTATTAATTTTTACTAGTCCTGGACCAGCCAAGGTAAACATGGGTTCCTGAACTTGAACTTGGATTTCTTCGGCCATCATGTTTTTGAATTTGATTTTAATTTTATTTTTATTTACCGGTTCAATTTTTTCTGAATTCCAAAAAAAATTGAATTATTTTTCCAAATTTTTAGTCAGAGTAAAAAACGCAACAATTTCAACCATGACTTCTATGCCCATTTTGCCCATGAACATTGTTAACCGCATCATCAGAGACGCTGCAATTTTGCATAGAGAGAAAAGTATTCCCAAGTTTAAATTCAGTAAGGCCTCGCAGAAATATATTTACAGGGCCAAATTTCGTAAGAGGTATCTTAGACAGTTTGCGAATGTGGAGTGGCTGCTTCGGTTCAAGTTGCAAAATCCACCGGAGTTCACACTGATTCTGCCGACAACATGGATGACGCCTTCCAGGGAGCTCAACAAGTTCCGCGAACGCGTTCAGACACCAGAAGAGAGAGAAGCAACTGTGTCGCGCATGAGGCCTGCGATGATTATAAAATTCCCTAAAAAAACAAAAACTTCTCCTACCGGAGATTTTGTGGAATACAAGTATTCTTACTGCTCTTTTGATAATGGACACGTATTTATTGAAAAAAATACTCTACCTGATGACGATGACTATTATCTGTTCTTTTATCGCGGATACATTTGTCTGGATGGATGCACGTTTCCCATCTTTGACATGCCGGAGTCGTTGCACAATTACCAAGAAACGCCTGATCAAAACCCACATGGAATTGAAAATTGCACCGAAATAAAGTATCTAGAAAAAGAGTTGGGCCAAAAGGTGCGTATTCCCAATTATAGTCAAACAAATTACGCTGTTTATGATGAAGAGAAAAAGAAGTGGTCTTATTACAACTTTTCAAGACAAGAAGCATGGTTTTTGGTTCCCTTTTACGAGGAGCCGGAGCCAGATTACGGTTATTATAGCAATTAAAAAATAATCTTTAGTTATTTTAGATATGCGAAAAAAACCGCAAAAAGGGGGCATTCTTATAAAAACAAATCCAGAAGAAGCTATAAATTTTTTTATTAAGAATTGCAAAGTAATTGAATGGAAAAGACGCACTGAAAATTCAGCAAGTGGAGTAATATTTGAATGCACTTTAAAGGATGACGTTGAGTCACCGTATGAAATGATTCGTTCAACTGATTTTAAATTACCTGTTAAAAAAATTATTTTAAAACTAGTGGGAATTGATTCAGATGTTCGCGACGACACTTTGGATGACTATAAAGCTAATACATGGAAAATACCATCGTTGTCTTCTAAAAAATTAGAACAAGAAGAAACTTTTAAAAAGGAAATAAACATACAAACTGATATATTTTTAAAGACCATTTCTTATTTAGACCCTGTGTGCCCAGCACCAGTTTATGCGTCTATTAAAAAGGATGCGAATTACGCGCTGGCTTTTATATCTAAAATGAGAATTCCTGCTGAAGCAGGAAACTACCCAAGAATGACTGTTGGAAAACTAGATGGCATTAGCGGAGCAATTGAAAATGGGTCAATCCCATATTTAGGAATTTTGGGAATGGAAATAGCAGATGGTTATGAAAATTTCTTTGACCTTTATTATGAAACAAGCGAAGCCGATATTAGGAAATATGAAAATATGTCAAGATTAAAAATTTTAGATATGGCTTTGAAAACTGGTTATTCTCAGGGCGATTTTCATAGTGGAAATATATTAGTAAATCCATTAGCAACTCGTTATTACAGCGGAATTCTAGGAAATTCAATAATAATAGATTTTGGTTATGCAAATAAAATACCGATTGAAAAGTTACAACAAATAAAACAACTAGTATCTGAAAATAAACTTGTTGAAGCTTTAAAAATATTTAATACGCTTAAAAGATCAGATGATTTATCCTTAAGTGAATATCCAAATTTTTATGGTTGGTTGTCATATAATTATGACAACGCGCAAAAACAACAAATGACATTAAACAATCCTGAAGATATTGTTGCTGAAAATCAAAAATTAATTTCTTTAAAACAAGCAGAAGAGACGGCAACAGATGAAAGAATTGCGTTTTATAATGATTCAATACATAGTGGAGAGAGAGATAAATATCCTTTACTGCCATTATCAAATGCAGTAAAAAATAGTTTGTTTGAAGGAATGCTTAGCGGTGGAAAAAAAAAGAATAAAATGCGTTCAAGAAAAAACTCAAAAAAAGGCACTAAAAACATTAAAAAACAAAGGATACGCAAGTCAAGAAGGATTTGCCTATAAATTAAAAACTTTTCATATTTTATTTATTAAATATTTTTATTAATTATGTTTAATAGAGGAGTCTTGATCTTTAATGCCAAATGCGTAAGTTCACCAAGCACAAGCGAACCTAATATAATGGCGCCAGTTTTATTTTTAAACGCAGGAATTTGTTGAGAAACAAATCCGGCCACAGCAACGGTTAAAACTGTGTCTACAACAGAAAATCTTCCGACGCGACCCAAAGAATCATGAAATCCTGACATTATACATTAAACGCATATAATTTTAAAAACCAAAAAATTTGTCTAAAACCCTGGATTGTCAGTGAAAACAGCTGGATTTGTAACAACCCCTTCGCCTCCATCTTGGATCACTGGCTTCAATTGCTCAACCACAAATAAACCAACAACCACGCTAAAATAGACCAATAAGGAATCGCGAATCAAGAATTTGAGCGGTTTGCTCTCTTTATCTACAAAGCGCATCTCAACAAACTTTATTATAAAAAATGCAAATGAAATAATTCCTGCAATAACAAATGTATTCATTTTTATACTGTAAATGACTACATTCTTATTTTTTATTTTACGCATAATGCAATATTTTAATTATGTGGGGCTACTAGGCTAAAACCTCAACGTCATCCAATAAAAAATCTGGCTCTAGCCGTAATTCAGGAAACTCTATATTATGAACATCTAAATTGTCCAATGTAACATTTTCGTCTAAAATTCGTAACCGTACATTTTCATCATCATCATCATCGTGACTTTCTTCCGCTTGTTTTCTTTGAGCATTTCGCATAGAGCTAATTTCTTCCAATCTATCATATGATTTTGGCGCCTCAATAACATGTTCATTGTTTTCCGAATCTCTCGCAAAATCAACGTCATTGAATGATAATTTGCTAGAACCACTTGCAGTATCGCTCGTCAACTCTGGGAAAGCCAATTGAGCTTCCAATTTATTTTGTTCCAAAATAGCAGTAACAGGGTCCGACTCCAATTGACGATGACCTTGAACCTCCTTAGACTCTTCTGATTTTTCACTTTCCTTGGTTTCGGATATAATTTGCGGCTTTTCATTTTCTTTTTCAGCCAATTTATTTGGATCTTCAATTTCATGCTCTTTAATTTCTTCAGTAACATGTTCCTCAACCGTTTCATCCATGTAGGCTTGTAAAATAGCCTCCACTGGAATACTGTCTCTCACTGTATTTAAAATGCATTCTTGAACTATAATTTCTAGTTCGCGATGATGTTTTTGTGTTTGTAGTGGAGGAATGTTAAGTTCAAACAAATAAACGTTTTTATAGATTTTTCTAGCAACATTAATGTAAATCTTGTGAATAAAGTCGTCTAATTTTGGAATGGTAATGTCTATCTTTTTTTGTTTTTGACCAACTCTAATAGCAGATAATAGTTTTAATTGAATAATGTGAACACACGTTACTAAATCTTCTAAATAACCACACCCACTTTTGTCAACAATCCGGTTTCTCTCAGATTCTATAATATTTGGATTCCATTTGGGGATTCTTGTAATAAAATTTTGAAAAGTCATTAAATATTTATCCATTTCGCCGTTGTCTCTGCACAGTTTAACGGCTTCTTCAAAAATAGATCGCAAACCATCAACAATGTGAGGAGTTAATATTGTTAGTAAACGCGAACCCCACTCATTTTTTGATTCATGTAGACTAGAAACGTTAAAGTCATCCATTTTACATAAATGAAATATTTTCTAAACTATCATCTAAACTCAAAAAAACAAAATTTAATATAAACATAATAAATATTTTTTCATTTCTAAATTCTTTGCGAATTTTGTTAAATGCAAATAAAAGTTCATATCGTTTATTTTCAGTTAAATTAGGAATTTTTAAATTTGAAGGCTTTTCAAATAATTGTATTAAATCTAAACCACTATATCCCTTTTCATATAATTTTGTTGATAGAGTTATAAGTTCTGTGTGATTTGTTTTTGCAGATTCAATTGTCAATTTTTGTAGTTCTTTTTTAAGCCATTCTGATCTTAATGTTTTAACTTCTTTCATCCTAAATGTTTCTCCTATGTTAAATTTATAAAGATTAATTGTATTGCCATTATAATTTGGCTCAGGAACATATATTTCGCAAAATCTGGATAATATTGGTTTTAACAGTTTATATTTGTCTTCCACTATAATAAAAAATCTTGTTGTGTGACTAAACAATTCTATGCACCTACGCAAAGCGGATTGCGCGTCTATTGTTAATTTGTCAGCATTCAATAAAACAATGCTTTTAAATGTGTCTCCCCCATTTGAATTAATGTGCGTCTTAGCAAAAAACTTTAATTCCTCTCTTATAAATTTTATTCCTTTTCCATGAGCACAATTAACGTACATTACAAAAGACTTTATTCTCTCTTTGTCGTTGTTATAAATAATATTAATAAACTGGTTTACAATGGTTCTTTTTCCGCAACCAGATTGACCATGAAATATAATATTTGGAGTTTTATGCATTGCGTGAAAGTATTTTAATTTATCTATTATTGATTCGTGTATATTTAAAGCCATCGTTGATGCAACTACTATTATAGTGCTTTTATTTTTTATATGATATTAAACGTAAATTATATTAATTTTTCCTATCTGAGATATAAATTTTGTAAATTGAATCAAACAATTCATATGATGCATTCGGCAATAAATCTGACGAAGGCATAGTTAATGAACATCCACCGGATTCCATAATGCTAACGTCAAATCTATTAATATCATTATTTATTGAGTGCTTAACAATCTGATTAAACTCTTGCACATTTTGTTTATTAACGTGAAGATGCAAAGATATTTTTGACGGATGTATGCCAAAAAAAATGCAATTGTCAACAATATATTTATAATCTTCGCATTTTAATGAACCGCACGTATCTGACAAACAAAATTCATTAATGTTTGGAAAATCTGCGTGATAATATAAAATCTCGTGAATAATGTCATTATTATCAATTTTTCCTTCTAATGGACAATCTGTAATGCACGAAATATATAACTTGGTTTTAAATTCGCAAGGTTTAATTTTTTCTGTTTCTTCTATTGTTGCAAAAATTTTCTTAAGCTCTTTCTTTGTTTCTAATAGAGTTTTATTAACATTCTTCTCTTGAAAACTATTTGACACTGATGTCAAGAAAGAAAAATTTTTAATACCATGCGACAATCCTATATTAAATCCCTTTTCATTTGGAACCACTACATAAACGTTCGTATCGCGTTTTATTCCATTTTTAATAAAATCTATTGCATAATCGTATAAATGCAGAGAATCCGACATAATTGGAAGAACTTTTGGATTTACAATTGATCCGATCTCAATATTTTTTGGCCTATAATTAAACATAATGTTGTGAAAAATATCCTTTTTCTTATTTAAAGTAAAAGTTTCTTGAGCTTCTCTACTCAACCCTTGAAGACCATCTCTCAAGGATACATCGGTTAAAATTGGCGGAAGTAAAACGCGCATGTTATTGTTGCAATTTGTTATTATTATTTTTTTAGTCATATTTCTAACATTTGACAGCATATATTATATTTTGTCAAATATTTAAATGAATTTAATAAATGATTTTTATAATCTTGATTATACTGTAGAGGTCAAACTGTGTGTATAAGGATTCTCCTTAAATGCGTTTAAAATATCAGGGCTAATGCGATCACACCCAATGCATTGATTGTAATATTGTGGCGCGCGAATCTTACCATACGTTTCTTTTGACATCGGCATGTTTGGCATATTTGTTGGCACCCACATTCTTGTATTGTCTCTATCAGAATCAATTCTTGCAACATTTACATTCATTTGTTGATTATAAATATTTGCGTTGCCGTGATTTGTTCTGCTAACAACAGATTTTTCTTTGGACTCGTTATTGTGCTGAGCATAAGCAGATGCGTAAGACATTTCGCCCCATCCAGTGGCAGAACCGCCTGCATCTCCAATATAACTGCAATTTGTAGTGTCGCGTTGATTTGATATTGGCGTTTGTTCATTTGTTTGATAACCTCCGCCTTCAATTTGTCTTCCAATATAGGAACGAGGTGTATATAACGTTGTCTCTTTAATCGTGGTTGGTGCAACGTCGTTGGGATTCATAACGTAACTATCAGGAACTCGCGAACCAGCATCGCCGTAAATGCGATAGTTGCTAGAATATTCTTCTCTCCTTGTAGGATTAAATGCATCCATTAATGGAGCAATGACGGCGCCAATTGCGCGACTAAATCCGCTTCTTATTGTGTCTGGTTGTCTTGTGGATGCGCGATTATTAACGTAATTTGTGTGGCTTTTAAGAGCATTGTCCTTATCAGTGTGGTCGCCTTTGTTCATTGCACTTGATGGTCCAACGTCGCACATAGGAAGCTCGTGTCGCTTTGCTTCTTCATAAGAACCAGGAACATAGTTGGCAACGCGATCAGCAGGTCCAGCCACGCCAGTGTATGATTGCGTTGTGGTAGCGCGAGTTGTTGAGTGAACTTCCTCAATGGGTCTAAGCATTTGACCCTTTTCTTGACCAGTTGTTGTTAACCAGCGATCTTGCGTCTGAATAAAAAATGTGTCTGGGTTGTATTTTTCAACTTTTCCAATAATGCCAACGTTTTGAACGTGTGAATAAGAAGGTCCTTGATGATTTTCAAGCGTGTATTCCATTTTAGGATTTGTTGCAACTCGCAACTCGTCAACCGTTTTTGGTAACCACGAGTTGCGAGATTCCATGCCAGAATTATAACCACCGCTCCCTTGCGTAGAATACCCTTGATTTAACCCTGGGCCAACGTATTCTGTCTCAAATGGTTTGACGTTGCTAATTTTCATTCCTGGATTTACACGAGATTGATAAAAATCACTACTATTTGGAGCTCCATGAGCCCATTGCATATTTTCTTGAGGTTTGAATAAAGGAGCTTGTTCTATTTTCTTAATTACCTGAGAACCGCTTCCAATCATGTTGTCTAAAATTGTTTCAGCGTTATCATTGTTATAAACTTGCCCCTTAATTTTTCCTCCATAAAAGGGAATCATATTATTGTGCTTAAAATCTGTTTTTGCAACATAATCCCCTGTTAACGAATATACTTGTTGAATGTTGTTTCCAACGTAAGACCCATTATTTTGTTTTTTTTCATACAAGTTTTGGTCAAAATATTTATCGCTCGCTACATTAGGGTTGACATATTTTTGAACTGTATCCGTTATTTCACTTTCATTTGGAATGGGATAATTTTGAGGAGGAGTATCAGTATTTGGTAAATAATTTCTCTTCGCACCCATGCTTGAAAACTGTTCCATTTTACTTCTTATATTTTTTTTTGATTGAGCGCCTTGATTTGAAGCTACATATAGGCCCCCTAAGGCTAAAATTGGAATTGCTATCTCCATTAATTATATATATAAAGTATTATATTTTTTATATAAATACTTTCAATTAAATTTTTTGTTAGTGTGGAACCAAGGGCTCCATTATAAAAATCTCACTCTATTTTTACTTTCCAACAATCTCGCACGAGTTTTCATGCGTGCATATTTGAGGTCCTTGCGGATAAGACAATGAACGTTTGCCTTGATTGACTGGCAATGAACCAGGAATATTAGGCAATGAACAAGGAATTTGGGCAACAAAATAGTCTTTTTCTAAAATTCTAGTGCTTAAATTATTTTGAAAAGGCATGCACGTGTTTTCTTGAGGATTTAATGGAAGAGTATACCAATCAACTTGTTCTAAATCGCGAGCCGTCCACGCCGGCATGATTGTTCTGGACTCTTCGGTGAAAAGTGACGAATTTGTAGGGTATTGAATGGGTTGTGTTTGAACGTTATATCTCTGATATTCATCTTTTCCTAAACAATCTTTATTTGCACGTCTATTAACGCCACGCAATTCACTTTCCAAATCAACACAGTTTGTCATTAAATTTCCACCCCATGTTTGAATTCTTACTTGCGGATCTGCCATATATGCAGGCTTGTCTCCATTTCCAGGCACATTCAAAATCCATCTGCCGACGTCTGTTGATTGTTGCAATTGCTTTGCAACTCTGCAAGGATCATCGTGAAATCTTGTAAATGACATAATATTATTAATAGATTAGATTTTATTTATATCATAAATTAAATTAAACTAATACTTAAACCTATAATAAAGTATATTACCACTAGAAATAAAGAATGGAATTGACAATAACTGAAAAAAAAGCACTACCAACTTTGTGTTTAAATATGATTGTTAAAAATGAAAGCAAGATTATTACGCGTCTTCTTGATTCTGTTTTCAGTATTATAGACACCTTTTGTATTTGTGACACCGGTTCAACTGATAATACGGTTGAACTTATTACTGCATACTTTGAATCAAAAAATATTTGCGGAAAGATTGTTTTTGAACCTTTTAAAGACTTTTCTCATAATAGAAACGTTTCATTAAATCATTGCATTGGAATGTCTGATTACATACTTTTTTTAGACGCCGATATGATGTTACAAACTAATCAGTTTAAAAAAGAAATGTTATGGTCAGCTGACTCATTTTCTATATTGCAAGGAAATGAAGATTTCTATTATCATAATGTAAGAATTGTGAGAAATAACGGTTTGTATAGCTATTTTGGAGTTACACATGAATATATTAATACACCTTCAAATAACGTTAATATAAATATTCCAAAAGACGTTTTATTTATTGATGATGTTGGAGATGGTGGTTCAAAAGGCAACAAGTTTGATAGAGATGTTGCATTGTTAATAAAAGGCATTGAAGAAGACCCTAATAATGTAAGATACCATTTTTACTTGGCAAATAGTTATTTTGATTCTGGCAAAGACAACGAGGCTGCCATTGAGTGTTATAAAAAAAGGATTCAATTGGGAGGTTGGGTTCAAGAAGTATGGTATAGTTTTTTTCGGATTGGGTTAATTTATAAAAGAATGGATAAAATGGGTGATGCAATTTTTAATTGGATTGCTGCTTATGAAAGCTTTCCGGATAGAATTGAAAACTTGTATGAGATTGTTCAGTATTATAGAATTATTGGCCAGTGCAAATCCGCTCTAGTATTTTATAAGTTGGCAAAAAGCATTTTAGATAAGAAGCTTAATTGGTCGGAATATTTATTTTTGCAAAATGATGTATACACGTATAGACTTGCATTTGAGTATTCAATTATTGCGTTGTATAATGACATTAATAACGTGAATGAAGAGGTTACAACAATCATGAATAAAGGAACTGACCAAAATGCTATTAATAATTTGTTGTCTAATATGAAATTTTATAAAGACATTCTCATTTCCACTAAAAAAATAAATATGACAAATAGATCATTTCACAACATTAACGGAGTGTATACACATTTTAATTCGTCTTCTAGTTGCATTATTTCAAATTCTAATGGAGACGGTTATTTAATGAATATGCGTCTAGTAAACTATAATATTGATGAAAATGGGTGTTATCACAATTGCGAGAAACACATTATAACAATTAATAAATATTTGGAGCTTGATTCCAATTTTGCAGTAAAAAAAACAAAAATAATAAATTATGATTTTGTTGACAGGAGATACATTGGAGTTGAAGATGTTAGAATTTTTAGAACAAATAACAATAATGAATCTGACTCGCTTAAGTTTATTGGAACGGGTTATCACATAGATAATAAAATTGGAATTGTTTGCGGTAAGTATGCGCCTTTGAAAGATGACAATAGTTTAAAACCGCGAGAGATTGTTCCTTCTTTTGCAAATTCTGATTGCGAAAAGAATTGGGTTTACGTAAATGTGCGCGGAGATCTGCACGTAGTTTACAATTGGGGACCACTTAAATTGTGTAAGATTGACGAAGCCGCAGGACAATTGCATTTGGTTAAAACCATTAAAATGCCAAATATTTTTAATCGCGTTCGCGGTTCAACCTGTGGTGCAAATTATAAAAATGAAATATGGTTTGTTGGGCACATTGTTTCACATGAACAACCGCGTCATTATTATCACATATTTTCTGTGTTTGACGAAAATATGAAATTATTGCGCTATTCTGCACCATTTAAATTTGATACTGAATGTATTGAGTATTGTCTAGGTTTAATAGTTGAGGATGACCGAATTATTTGCACTTATAGTTCGTGGGATAGAACAACTATTCTTTCTGTATATGATAAGAAATATATTGATGGATTAATTGCGTATAATTAACAACTTTTGAGTTTAACTTCTATTATTTGGCTTCGCCTTTTCTAACGGTTGCTTTAATAATTTAATAAAATTCTATCATTATGGTCGCAATTGTAGAGAGAAAATAGTATTGGGTTCTCTAAATATACTTCAAACCATATATTTACTTCCCACATTATTGTTTGGCGCTCTTTAATTATTTTAAGACACTGTTTCTTTGTTAAATCTGCAAATTTTATTAAAGAGTTTGATTCTCCTCCAAAAATGCTTCCTGCAAAATACCACATTACATCTTTGTAAGGATTAATTTTAAAAGTTTTTGCAACGACGTTGTGCAGTTCTGGTCCCCAAATAGATGCAATTCGCACATTTTCATAACTTTTATTTTTCATTGAGGCAACAAACGATTGGAATGTTTCGTCGCCATTTTTTATCATATGATTTATTCCAAAGTCAACCCATACAAATTGATCTGTTTGAAAATAGTTTAACGCAATCGCTTTTCTAATAAACTCGGTTTTATTGCACATTAAAAACATATATTCCAGGGAATCTTTTTCAGGAGTTTGTGTATTTAACTCAAAGTTAGTTATTTGGTCTTTATATTCATATAAATACATGTCTTCCTTTTTTATTGGAACAATTATTGTGTTTGGATAATTTGTCAAAAGATCCAACTCAATTAAGGTCTCATCAAAAAAAACAATTTTATTAATTGGCAACTCTAATAATTTTTTTCCATAATTAATATAGTCGTTTATTCCACGATCGGTTCGTTTATTTGCGCCTGCTACAAATGCAGTTACTAATGTTGTAGTTGGTCTTGAACTCATATATAATAATATAAAAATCTGTTTATATTATTATTTTAACTTTTTTCTGTGTTTATTTGTTATTTGTTCTAATGCCAAGCATAAGGTCCATCTTTTTGAACATTAATGGAAGATTTTTTTACTTCCACTTTTATTTCATCTATTGTCGCATAAACGGTCCAATAAAAACTGCCATTTTTTCCGTAAACTGTAAATTGGTTGTTCTCAACCTCTGAAGTCTCATATACGTTTTTTGACACGTTTTTTGTTTTTGAGTAAATAGGTGTAATTTGAACACTTAAATTGCTCGCTAATGGTTCAACGTAGTCAGGCAATTGAATTGTAACAGATTCGTCGTTTTCAATGATTGCTTTACCTCTGTAATAAATACCTGCTTCAGGGCCTTCTAAACACGCATGCACCAAATATTTTGATTCATCTAATGGGTGTTCAATGATGAATGTTTTGGGATTAGTTCCACTATTTGGACCTGGTGGACCAGTTGGACCAGTGCAATCCCTTCCGGTTGTCCCCTGAATTCCTTTTGGTCCTGTTACACCAACATACCCCCTTAAACCAGTTGGTCCATCTAACCCAGTCGGTCCTTGAATTCCCATATTTTTACTAGGGCAACATGTCTTGCCACCTAAATAACTTAAATATGTATTTGACATTATATTATATATAATATTAACATACTTTTTAAATTTTTATTTTAATACCATTTATAAGGTCCGCTGCCATTTACTACAATAGAATTCTTTTTTGGTTCTACTAAAATATCGTTTCTTTTGCCATATACATACCAGTAAAAACTTCCATTGTTTCCATAAACGGTAAATTGATTATTTTCAATTTCAGAAACTTCAAGCAAATTGGGTTCTGTTCTCCCTTTGGAATGAATGGATGTAACTTGTATGGTAAAATTTGTAGCCAATGGGGCAACATAATCTGGCAATTGAATAGTTGTTGATTCATTATTATCAATCGTTGCTTTTCCTCTATAATAAACGCCAGCTTCTGGACCTTCTAAACATGCGTGGATTAAATATTTTGAAGTGTCTATAGGATGTTCAATAATAAAAGTTTTTGATCCTGTTGGACCAGTTGAACCCAGGCAACTTCGTCCTGTTGGGCCTTGGGGTCCAGTGTAACCAGTAAGACCTTCAGGTCCTCTTGGTCCAGGTATGCCTTGTTGCCCAATTGCTCCTTGGGGTCCAATTGCTGGAAAATCGCAACATCTTCGCGCGCCTAAATAATTAGAATAGCTATTTGTAAATTTTGACATTATTATATTAGTGTGCGATAATATAATCAGCTAATATAATTTTTATTAATTGTAATGTTGCAACATCCAAAGACCCTTTCCAACTCCAACATTTTTAAATCTTTTATCATTAGGAAGAGAAGCATTTGCCATATAAATAAAACAAATAGATTTTCCAGAAGTTAATTTTATGCTTTTTTCAGAAAAAGCGTCCCCCATAAATATACCTGTTCCATTTTTTGAATATTCATCAGTAAAAATTATATTTCCATTATTATTTGAACATAATTGTGATGTAAAAATTACCATTCTTCCATCAACACCTCCATTTATATTAGTAATAAACTTTGTTTTGTCTGCATTATTGTTAATATGTATAATTGTTGCATTTGGTATATTAATAACAGTATTATTATTATTTTGTGGTAATTTAGATCCGTCTAATGTAGCTGTTTTTAAAATAGTGCATGTACTACTATTAGGAATGTCGCAAGTTTTTCCTGTATTTTCATTTGTTACGTGCAATGCGCTATTATTGTGACAATTGCAACAATTGCAACATTTAGAACACTTAGAACATTTAGAACACTTAGAACAATTGCAATACTTAGAACAATTACAACAATTGCAACACTTAGAACACTTACAACACTTGGAACAATTGCAAAAATTAGAACAACAGTTTGTTTTAATTGCTCCTATTTCTGTGGCAATTTTCTTTATTCCAACTATAATAGATGGGACGTCTGGACCAGGTATTGCAGTATTTGATATATGCAATGCTTGAATATCTCCATTTAAAGTTGCGTTAGTTTGTGAAGCAAAACTAATAGAATCATTAATATTTAAATTTAGTATATATGGAACAATTGATAGAGAGTTAGATGCGTTGCTCTTAATTTGCATGCAACTATTTGTTCCTGTTAATTCTAAACCATTTTTTATAAGCCAAATATATACATAAACATCTTTAGAATTATTTGAATGCAATTGAATGGAATATGATATTTCATAAACTCCAGCACTTTGAACAATAATTTGGGTATTTGCTGAATTTTTTGTAATCCCAAGTTGAAATCCTACATTTTCAAATGATAATAATGTTGGTTTATTACTTAATATTTTTTGCGTAACCAATGAATAGTGTCTTGCGGCTACATTAGTTCCTACTGCTGGCGGTCCAGGTGGTCCAGTTGCACCAGTATTTGTTGCTGAACCTGACGCTCCTGTTGGTCCAATTGGACCTTGAGGTCCTCTTTTGCATTCTGTTGAAATCACGTTGCATGATTTTTGGCTGTTTATGTAATCAGCATAATTAGTATAATTAACCATATTTTTATTGACCGCCGGACAACATTTTTTTGAATATTGAGACATGCTATATAATAATGTTAATTTTTAATTATTTAAATTTTTTATAATTAAAAATTAATTAATGTTATTAAATTTATATTTAATTTTTACCATTGAAAAATAAAAATTAAAATTACGGCGGTTAAGCGTCACCATATATGGTGTTAAAATTAGCTCGAGGGTAATGGTGCGAGACACAATCGAATGGACCCAAGTGACGCTACATCATACTTTACAACGAGAGGCAAATCATTCTCCAAATAAACCTCAATTTGCGAACATAAATTTGTACACTTGATAAAATAGCCTAAATTCTTCAAAGAAAACTCGCCTTGAATAACCTTTGACGAGTCTTGCTTCAAAATGAATCCCATGCTGCCGTCGGATTCTGCTCTGTGGATTTCAGCGCTAGCAAATTGACCAGAGCATCTAAATATAAGTTCATTTCCAACCGACTTAATCTCTAATTTATCAGATATTCCAGATAAATCGCGGATAATCTTCTGGAAATCAGCAGATGGCAAGTTAATTATAGAAGAAAAAGTTACATTAGGGTATTCAAGCTCTTCAGGCTCAGGTTCAATTAATCGCAACTTCTGCGTCTTACATTGCTTAATTTCTCCATTCTCAAACTTTAACCCCAGATGTGAAACAATTCCATCTACATAATCGCCATTCTCAATATAAATTGTGAGTGTATCATCATTATCAATAGAATTTATCAACTTAAACAAGTGGAACATATTCACACCAATAATAATTTTCTCCTTTTTACACTCATAAAACTCAAAATTTTGTGAAGCTAGATATAAGTGAGCTAAAATGGTGTGCGACTTGTCCATATTAATAATACGAATTCCATCCGGTTGAAATGAAATATTTGTCTCTAAAAGAATATCCTTTAATGCAGTCATTAAAGTTCTAAAAGGAGCTATTTGAACAGTTTTAATTGTCAAAACATTGTTATCCGTTGAACCTTTTAATGCAAAATTTGACATTTATAACTAAACTTTATTTATAATCTTTAAATACTTATGCGTCAAAATATTAAAATTAAACGCACTTAATAGGGGGTGCAAACTTTATTATTTTCTACAACTACTTTTGCCAGCCCTTCTACGTGTATTTGATTTCCTTTTGCAATTTTTTTTTGTTCTTTTTTGAACTTTTTTATTGCGACGTCGTTTTCCTCCATATTCTGCATCTTCGTCAATTCTATAAATTGATCCAACAGTTTTTCTTTCACGTTCAATTTCATCGTAAATTGCCTCTATTTTTTTATCTAAAAGTGCTAAAATTTTTGAGTTAAACATTCCTTGATTCATTGAAGCGTTTACCAACATCGTTTTTAATTGGTCATAATCTTTTTTTTCTATGTATTTTTTTAAATTTTCAATTGAATTAATGTAAGATTTATATTTTTCTGAATCATTCAAGCCGTTATATGTATCATTGTATTCTTGAGAAGTTTCCATATAATATTATTCCATATAATAAATATATTGAGTTTATTTTCTATTTTTGTTTATGCTACATTCACTTTAGGAACGTGTTTTTGTCCATGACCATATTTATTTTTTGCCTGCTTTGCTAATTTGAGTGCTTTGCTTCCTGGTTTGCAGCCTTCTTCTAATATATTGTAATCCACCGCAGCAGCTTTTCCTGAAGTTATTGCACTTGCTAAGCGCGCGACACCCCACGATTGCCCTGTTTGATTTGGCCTTGACCCTGAAGAAAAATACGCCCCCTCGCCTTTATTAATTATTTTTGCTAAAGCCGTCTTTGAACATCCGGTTTTCTTTGCCAATTCATCTGTCGCTCCTATTTTTTTCACTTTATATATTTTTCTTGCGTGCGCTAAATGTTGCGAGGGTTTTGATTTAAATGATTTTACTTTTTTTCTAGTGTAATAGATGCCTTTTTTGTAAAGCCTTCTAGATTTTAAGAGCATCTTGCTGACCTTTTTCTTATCCTTTTGTGTTAATCTTTTGGGTAAGTATCTTAACAACACTTTTCTGGTCTTGTTTTTTGTCATTTCTATCTTTTATTAAATGGTGATAAATTAAATTTAATTATTTGAAAAAGATTATTTGGATTTTATCATATAAAAGGTTTTTAAATACATAAATTATTAGATTTAAATGGCCGACGCAAAAAATTACTTTGATAATATACAATCATTATTTGATAAATATCAGAACAACCAATACATGTTGCAGCGCCTTTGTTATCATATAACGGATATTCTTCCTTCTACGCTTGATACGGAAGAGAAGAATCATGAAAAAAGAGCTGAGCGCACTGCTTTTTTAACCAAGGAACAACAAACGTTTATTCAAATCTTTTTAAGTAAAAATCAATATTATTACCTGTCAAACAATAACTGCTTTTATCAATACAATGGAAAGACTTATAAATTAGTAACAGAGGATGACATTCAATACCAACTTCTCTCTACTATATCTAAAGACAGAACTCTGATGGATTGGAAGCATAAGACTAAAATTAATATTATTAAACAAATAAAAGATAGAAATATTTTCAAATCTGTTCCTGAAACCGACACTATTCAAAAAATTATAAATTTATTATGTCCTTCCATGTTTTCAAGTAAAAGTCAAGTTAAATATTTTTTATCTATTATTGGTGATAGTATTTTGAAAAAACAAAATGACCTTATATTTTTAACAAAGCCTAAAACTAAAAGAATTTTAACTGAATTAGACCACATGTGCTACATTGTTACAGGTTACGCAAACATTACTAGCAATTTTGTTACAAAGTATAATGAAAATTACAATTATCAAAATTGCAGGCTGATTAATATTAGTGACACAATGTCGGTTGAACATTTGAGAGAGATATTTAATAAAAATGGGTTAGACTTTTTGTGTGTTGCCGCGCATTATTCTGAAAGATACGGAAATTCAGATCAATATCTTCTCTCTTCAGAAGAATTGGCAAACTATGCAATGTATATGAAAAACAATATACAAGCTGAAATATTTAATAAATTCTGCGCTTATTCTTTTGAGGAAGTTCTTAGTGAGACTGAAAATAACAAAAAGTATTCTATTACTTGGAAAAACATGCATTTTATATGGAAGCTTTTCATATCCAAACATTCTTTGCCAAGTGTAATTTATGCTAATAATTTAAAAAAACTACTTAAAGAAAAATACCCTTACGACGAGACAAGTGATACATTTTACAACATAACTAGCAAATACCTGCCATTTGTAAGTAACTTTATTCACTTCTGGGAAAACACTATTATTGTCAATAGTGGAGGCGATTTTGACCACGAAATTGAAGTTGATGAACTTTGCGGTTTATTTAAAAAGTGGATACACGACAATGATAACATTAGTTATTATGCTGGAAATACAAATGAACATGACGTTTTGAAAATATTAAATCATTATTTTCCTAACATTGAAATTATTGATAATAAATATATATTAAATGTTCAATGTAATTTATGGAATAAAATTGGCGACATGAACCAATCGTTGGATTCCCTCAAAAATCATTATAAAGAAGTTACTTTGCTAAATGAAAACTCGTCTTTATTAATTCCATTTGACGAAGTTTACGCTTATTACACAAAGAATAAACAAACCAAATTTACAATTAGCAAGATCTACTTTGAAAAATATTTATATTTTGCGCTATTTGATTATATTCAATATGATAAATTTGTTTCTATTTCATGGGTTTTAAATTAAATAAAATAAATTTAATATAAATATTATAAAATTTTAATTATAATATTTGCTAATTTATTTTACTTTATTTTACTTTATTTCTTTACACTAGAGGAAAGAGCAGCTGTCTGGCCTTGAGTTCCTGCCGGGGGTGCGGCATTTGGCTTCATAGCGGCTTGACCACCTCTGCGTCTGCGTCTGGAACCACCAACTGTTTGGTATTCATTTGTTCCAACGCTGCCACCTAAATCCATGGGAGCTAAAGCCGCGCCCTTGTATCCACCACGCATCTTCTTAGATTTACCAAGCTTGACGTAACCAAATTTTCCCTTCTTAGTTCCATAACCTGCCTTAACAAGACGCCTCTCCTTCTTTGCAGTAAGGTGCTTCTTTCTAGAAACAATGCGGCCATTTTTGTTCTGAAGCAACTCGTGCTTCTTAAGGCCACCGCTGGTCTTGTAAGCAGTTCCGTGCAACACTTGGGCTCTGGAACCTTCTAACATCTCGTACTTATGTCCGTGAATGTGGTAGTTTCCGTGAGAATCTTTCGTGTAGCGAGTCATTATAAATTAAATAGAGAAAATAAATAAAAATTATCAAAACCGTCTAAATAATTTCAACGCGCTAAAACTTATTTTTAATGGGTGCCTCATATCCACCTTCCACGCGGCCTAATAATTTTCCATCTCCACTTGAATTATACTGTGCATTTCCATACACAACTCTACCTCCGCGTGCATATCTTATAGCATGCACCGCTCTAGCAGTCTGCGTTGACAAAGGAATCACATCAGGATTGCTATTTTTTATTATTTTACTATTGATTGGGGATGGACATATACAGTTCTTATTACTAACATCAACGTTGTTGTTAAAAACATTTATAATTTGTCGCGTATTTCCGGCTCTACGTCCTGGATAAATGTATAAAGAATAATACATTGAAGCCATTATATATTGTATACAGTGTTTTATTTAGTTTATTTAGTTTATTTCATTTATTTTATAAAGTTATATTATATGGCAAATAAAACAAACAAAAATTATAGAAAACGCTCTAGCAAAAATAGAAATAAAACAAAAAAAACATATAAAAAAAAGCAAGAAATTGTTATTGGCTTAAAACCTTTTGAAGTTGAGTATGGCAAAACTCTTTCAAAAAACTTGACTAAATCTAACAATTACCTTAAAAATCAATTTGTTAAAGAACTTTTGTCTAAATTTGCACCTGGCCACATTAAACCCAATAATGATTTTTATGATTATATTAACTATGGATGGTTGCAAAAAGTTTCTTTAGAAAAAGCCCAAGAATACATTATTCAAATTGACGACTTTAGACTTACGCAAGATAAAGTGTATAGGCAATTAAATGAAATTATTTTAGACTACATTAAACACAATAACAATAACAATAAACTGGCTAAGGATTTGAAAAACTTTTATTATTCGGTTATTAACATGAATTCTAAAGAAGATAGTAGAAAAAAGGCTAAAGCAATTGTTTCAAAAATAGATGAATTAAGAAAAAACAAAAATAATGTATGGAAATTATTGGCATTTGCAAATAAAGATGAAGTTGTTAGACCACACGCTCCATTTGTTTGGTCTGTAAACCCTGATAATAAAGAATCAAACATTAATAGATGCTGCATTGATGCTCCAGCTCTGTCTATTGTTGATATCAACGTTTATTTTGACGATGGAAATGATATTGAATATAAAAATGGAATTAAAAAGGAGTTTAAAAAATTCTGTAAAGAACTTTTTGACACAACTCTTGGACCAAATAATCATTTGAACCCTACACATGTATTTGAAGTTGAACAAGAGATGATGAATGCTCTTATCTGCACTAAAGTAACAACCAGCTTGGAGTCTTATAATAAAATTAGCGCGCATGAAGCTGTGTCCAAATACGATTTCAATTGGGAAGAATTCTCAGAAAACCTTGGATTTACTTACACGCCTTCATTCTTTATAACATCAAGTAAAAATTACTTGAAGTGTGGAACCGAATTACTATTAAAGAACTGGGACTCTGAAAAATGGAGAACATATTGGATTTATATATTTGTTACAAAAATTTCTAGAATGACAAAAGACTGGGAAAAACTCAACTATAACTTTTTTGGCAAATTTCAAAGAGGACAAACTAGAATCAATGACAGTGATGCTGTTAGCGTTTCTTTATATATGTCTGTACCATTTAACACCTTCTTGACAAATAAATACGTTGAAAAATATGAAGCGCCTGAAAACGTAAAATACGTTGAAATCATGTGCAACGACTTAAAAGAAGTATTTACTAGAATTGTAAAGCGCAATAAATGGTTGTCGCCTTCCACTAGAAAGTACGCCATACTCAAACTTAACAACTTGCACTTTGAAATTGCCAAACCACAAGTTTTAAGAGAAGATCCTTATCTTGATTACGGAAAGAGCGTTATTGACAACGTGGATAAAATACATGAATGGCGTTTAAATCAATTTCTTCAATTGGAAGGCAAAGGCATTGTTGATATTCCTATTATGGATTGGACGCAATATCCTGTTAAAATGAGTGGAACTCAAGCGTATATTGTGAACGCATCTTACACACCATCCAAAAATAGCATTTATATTAACTTGGGTTACATTCAAAAACCTTTTGTAGACTTGGAAGAACGCGGAATTGAATACAATTTGGCTCACCTTGGTTTTACAATTGGACACGAAATGGGACACTCATTGGATGATTGGGGAAGTCAATACGACTATCGTGGAAACTTGCACGATTGGTGGACCGCGGCAGACAAGAAGAAGTTTAAGAAAATTCAACAAGACGTTGTTAAACAATATGAAGAATTTGCCGCGCGCGATGGAATCACATTTGACGCTTCCATCGGCGTAGGTGAAGATTTGGCGGACATTGCCGGATTGGCTGTTTGCGACGAGTATTTGCGCGATTATCAGGCAAAGAATGAAGATATTATTCCTATTAAGAATATTTCTTTTGAGGCTTTTTACACTTATTACGCGTTCCAACAAAAGCAACAAGTCGGTAAAAAAGCTCTCGCAGCACAACTCAAAACTAATCCCCATCCTCTTGATAAATACAGATGCAATATTCCTCTTTCTCGCTCTCAAATTTTCCGTGCTTTATACAACGTTAAAAAAGGAGATGGAATGTGGTGGCACAACACAAATACTGTTTGGTAAAAAATTATTAATACATTTACAAAGTAATAATTTTTTTATTTATGTGATAAAAGTAAAATATATTTTTATAATGATTAATTATAATGATAGATATAATTTCTGTGTTTAAAGGATTAAAAGCTTGTATTGAAATAATTCTATGTGAGTTACAATCTATTCAAAACATTTTAGAAATAACAAATGAGCAATTCCCAATATATGAGGGAGCTATCTATTCCCTACAGCGCTCCATTAACAATCTATATAAAATCTATAGTTATGGTATTCCGATAGAGCATGAACTTAAATTTGAATTATTACATACAATAAGCATAAAATTAAAGAATTTCTCAACTATCTTAAAACAGTTCTCTGAATGGGATACAAAAATAATTAGACCCAAATGTTTAAGTATCCAACAATTCTTTTTCTTTTTATCTAATCCTTCTCCATCAAAAATATTAGCTAAACTAGAAAAAACATTTGTTGAAATAAAACCACTTATTGAAGATCAAATATTCCTAGAAAATAAAATTTTAGGAACAGCGATTCGTATTAAACATCCGATTTTACAAAAGGCTTGGATGATGATTGGGGAGAACCAATTAAATGATACAGATGTTCCTGCAAATATTATTATTGAGAACTTATATGCCATGTATTTGAAAGAAACAAACAATTATGTTACAGATAAAGAATGGGCTATAAAACAAATTACTGAATTTGTTAATAATATAGATGGTATAGCAAGCGCCGAGGCAGATGGAAAAATAAGTATTACAGAAATAAATCAATATCCAGTTACTGAAGAAAACTCTTTATCTGTAAAAAAATTAATTAATATAACAGATAAAAATACAAAAATTAATAAGATTTCTAGTGAAAATGATTCATCAAAAAAAATAGAACATTTTAGTATTCCAACAGAACCTTTGTATAAAACAATTCCCATAGACTTTAATGAATCTGTAAAAATTAATCATTTAGGCACACGAACTATAAGAGAACCTTATTGTGAAGGATATGGTGCGGATTTTAATAATATAAATGCGTGTGAATTTGTTGTTAAAACAGAATTGACTCCTGAAAATTATAGATTATTTGGTATCGATATTGAGTGCAATTCTAGCGACCAAGGATTTGGAGGAACAAATCAATGCCATATGCGCTATCAAATAAATGACAAAACGCTGGTAAAATGCTTCCAAATTGATAGAAATATGTTTCCAGATAATATCTATAAGTTCTCTATTCCTCCAGAAAAAATTAATATGGGTGATACTATTAAATTATGGATTTTCTCTCCATCATGGAACGGTTGGTCAATGTCACTAAATAGTGTAAAAGCTACTGCTAGATTTACTCCAGTGTAAATAAAATAAAAACTTGAATTATTTTTGAAACATTACCAAATAATAAATTTTTTGGAGACAGTCCGCACCATAACAAAATGTTTTATATAAAACGCAATCACAGAATTTAGTTTCATTTCATTAAATTAAAAATTGAAACTAAATAAACACAAAATAATTAGAGTAATATAGATACGATGGCATCGCAAGACGTTAACCTAGCAAATAAATATCAGCAGAAGACTGATAAGGAGCATATTCTTTCCAATCCTGATTCTTACATTGGATCTGTTGAGAATGTTGATGCTTTTGTTTGGCTTCTCAATCAAGCCGGAGAAAAAATCGTTGAAAAAAATATTCTTCTAGTTCCAGGACTCTTCAAACTCTTTGATGAGGGAATTGTGAATTGCAGAGATCATGTTGTTCGTCAAGCTCAAGCAGTTAAAAATGGACTTGCCAATGCACTTCCTGTAACTAGCATTGATATTGCTGTTCAAGACGATGGAACAATTGTCATGATCAACGATGGAAATGGAATTGATGTTGCTGAGCATCCTGAATACAAGATTTGGATTCCTGAGCTAATTTTTGGACATCTTCGCACTTCCACCAATTACGACAAGACCGAGAAGAAGATTGTTGGTGGTAAGAATGGGTTTGGATTCAAGTTGGTGTTGATCTGGTCCACTCACGGTTCTATTGAGACTGTTGACCATGTAAGAGGTCTGAAGTATACTCAGGAGTTCCGCGACAACTTGGATGTAATTGGCAAGCCTACGATAACCAAGTGCAAGTCCAAGCCTTATACAAAGATTACTTTCAAACCTGATTATAAGCGTCTTGGACTTTCTGGTCTTTCTGCAGACATGATTTCGTTGTTTAAGAAGCGCGTTTATGACGTTGCTGCTGTAACTGACAAGTCCGTCAAGGTCAAGTATAACTCGCAAGCTATTCCTGTCAAGAACTTTCAACAGTATATTGACATGTATATTGGACCCAAGGACGCGGCTCCTCGCGTTTATGAAGGCGATTCCGACGAACGCTGGGAATATGCAGTCGCACTTTCGCCTAGTCATGAGTTTGCTCAAGTTAGTTTTGTTAACGGCATTCACACCGCCAAGGGTGGAAAGCATGTTGATTATATTCTTGGTCAAATTACCAGAAAGCTTGTTGCGCTCATTGAGAAAAAAAAGAAGATTTCAGTAAATGCAAATAGCATCAAGGAGCAGCTTATTCTGTTCTTGCGCTGCGACATTGAGAATCCTGCATTTGATAGTCAGACCAAGGACTTTATGAACACTCCCAGCGCAAAGTTTGGTTCCACTTGCACTGTAAGCGACAAGTTTATTGAAAAGGTTGCAAAGATGGGCGTTATGGACGCAGCGTGCGCAATTTCTGAAGTAAAGGAAAACAAGGCGGCGAAGAAGACTGATGGAACCAAGTCCAAGAATATTCGCGGCATTCCTAAGCTTATTGATGCAAACTGGGCTGGCACTGAAAAATCCGCGCAATGCATGATTATCTTTTGCGAGGGAGATTCAGCCAAGGCAGGAATTGTTTCTGGTCTGTCTTCTGAAGATAGAAACACCATTGGTGTGTATCCGATGAAGGGTAAGATTCTCAATGTTCGCGGCGAGCAAGTGAAAAAAATTTCAGAGAACAAGGAAATCGCTGAAATCAAGAAAATTCTTGGTCTAGAAACTGGGAAAGAGTATAAAACTGCTGCAGATGTTGCAAAGAGCCTGCGATATGGAAAGGTCTTGTTCATGACTGATCAGGATTTGGACGGTAGTCACATCAAGGGACTGGGCATCAACTTGTTCCAATCTGAGTGGCCAACTCTGGCGCAAATTCCTGGTTTCATCGGTTTCATGAACACTCCCATTTTGAAGGCAAAGAAGGGTGTGCAAGAACTGGTCTTCTATAATGAAGGCGAGTATGAGGCTTGGAAGGAGGATAATGATGGAGGCAAGAGTTGGAAGGTTAAGTACTACAAAGGTTTGGGAACCAGTACTGGAAAAGAATTCCGCGAATATTTTGAGAAAAAGAAGATTGTCGGTTTTGCTCACAGTGGCAAGCCGTGCGATGATGCAATTGACATGGTCTTTAATAAAAAACGCGCAGACGACAGAAAGGATTGGTTGGAAGACTACGATCGCGAAAGCTATCTTGATACCAATCAGGAATCGGTAGGATACGACGAGTTTATCAACAAGGAGCTCATCCACTTCTCCAAGTATGATTGTGACAGAAGCATTCCTAACTTGATGGATGGTCTTAAGATTTCATTGAGAAAGATTCTGTTTGCTGCGTTCAAGAAGAACTTGACTTCTGAGATTAAAGTGGCGCAGTTTTCAGGATACGTTTCGGAGCACTCTGGTTATCATCACGGTGAGGCATCGTTGAACGGAGCAATTGTAAATATGGCGCAGAATTTTGTTGGAAGTAACAATATCAACTTGTTCACTCCCAATGGACAATTTGGCACTCGTTTGCAAGGCGGCAAGGATAGCGCATCGGAAAGATATATCTTTACTCAGCTGTCTAAAATTACGAGGACCTTGTTTCCTGAGATGGATGACAAAATTCTTAAGTATTTGAATGATGATGGATTTCCAGTTGAGCCGATCTTCTATGCTCCTATTATTCCAATGGTTCTTGTAAACGGATCCAAGGGAATTGGAACTGGATTCAGCACTGAGATTTTGTGTTACAATCCGTTGGAGATTATTGGATATTTGAAGAATAAGCTTTCCGGCAGTTCAAACTCCCACTTTGACTTCATGCCTTATTACGAAGGTTTTGGCGGAACTATTTCAAAGATTTCCGATGGAAAGTTTCTTGTGAAAGGCAAGTATGAGACTCTTGGAGCGGATAAGATTCGCATTACTGAGTTGCCTGTTGGAACGTGGACGGATGATTTCAAGGAATATATTGAGACTTTGACGGACACAGTGGATAAAGCAGGTAAAAAGGTAATTCCTATTGTCAAGGACTACGACGATATGAGTAAGGACACAACTGTTGATTTTGTCATTACCCTGCAAAAGGGCAAACTCGCTGAATTAGAAGCGATCAAGTTGGATAACGGATGCAATGGACTTGAGAAGCAGTTCAAGCTGTTTACTACCAGCACTACTAGCAATATGCATTTGTTTGATGCAGAAGATAAGCTGAAAAAGTATGCAAATGTGCGCGAGATTATTGATGATTATTATGGAACCAGGCTTAAAATGTTTCAGACTAGAAAGGATTATATGATCAGTTCTCTTACAAAGGAATTGGTTCTACTTTCTAACAAGAGCAAATATATCAAGGAAAATCTGGACGGAACTGTTGATCTTAGACGCAAGAAGCGCGATGAGGTTAGCAAGTTGCTCAAGGAAAAGGGCTATGACATAATTGACGAGGACGAAAATTTCAAGTATTTGGTGAAGCTTCCTATGGACAGTGTGACTGAGGAAAACGTTGCAAAGTTGTTGATGGAGCATGGCGATAAGGCCGCAGAGTTGGAGATTGTAAAATCAAGAACGATTGAGCAGATGTGGTCTGGCGAACTGGATGCACTGTCAGCCGAATACGCAAAGTATAGGGAGGAACGCGAGCGCAGCGTATCAGGGACTGGTAAGAAGTCTGGTGTAAAGAAGACCAAGTTCATTGTCGTAAATTAAATGCGGCAGTTATGTTTATAACTTATAGTTCTTTGTTTCTCTTCAAAAAATAAAGAGAGAAAAAGTAATTCAAATTAATTTTTCTATTAATACTATTGTGTAATAAATTTTTATTTAAGAATGTATTGCATTACCATTCATTAAGTAATAAATGTTTGTAATATAATTCACTATTATGATCATTTGCACTCCAACACCTTAAAATTGTATAATCGTATATTGATTCATCTTTGTAATCCATGTAGATAGAATGGGTATTTTCAAACAATCTAATATTTTTACCAACGTGTTTATAATTATAACTAGGAAATGCTGTGATGATGTCTCTACAATTAGTTACACGATAATGAGTTAAATTGCTTTTTGACTCAAATGATTTTTGCCAACTAGAATTTCCAACGCGCGGACTTGCAAATGATACAACGGTTACATTATTTTTAATGTCGTGCGCTAATAAATATCCAAATAATGTGGCCAATGCTGCTCCCAAACTATGACCAGTTATATAAATTTCATAATCAGGATGCGTTTCTAATTGAATTTTAATGTTTTGCACTATTTTTGTATAAGCATCTGTGTCATGTAACTGTTTATAAAATCCATTGTGAACCCAAACATCGTCTTTTAAATTTTTTTTTATAACATATAAGTCGTAATACCAATCGCTTAATGATTCACTTCCACGAAAAACCACACATATTCTCTTATTGTCATCATTGATTGTAATTCCACATTGTAGGTCTGTTTCTTTGTCATTTATAAAATTACAAACCTTTCCATTCGGAATCTTTTTTGCAATATCAAATAGTATTTGTTTTTTTGTTTCATCAAGGTTCATATTATGTTCAGCTGATTCTGACATTTTATTTACAAATGTTTCAATCGTATCATCTGATAGTGTAATATCGGAGCCATAATTATAAACTAATATTGTAATGCGAAGTAAATCTAACACGGTATTATGTGGAATAACTTGTGTCATTATACATTACACAACCTTTATAATATATGCAAAAAAAAAAAATATACTTCTTTTTTATTATAAACTCAATTATTTTATTTAATGTCTTCTATGAGAGCGTCTTTTATTCTTTCGGCTTTTGCGAGATTTTTTACCCTTAATTTTGTTCTTGCGCGTTTTTCTTTTTCTGTATCTTCCACCCATAGAACCAGATATCTCTCCTAATTCTCCTGTTAAAATTCCAGAAAATGCTAGAGCTGCATCCGCGGCATTTGCGGCTCCAGCGTTAACCCTGTCAATAAACCTGCAAATAGTAGCTTTAACCGCAGCAAATCCAGCGGCTGTTGAGGTCGCAGCGCTTGTAACTGCAACTCTAGCGCTATCATATGCACCTCTTGTTGCAGCAGAAACACTCGCAATTTGTTCTTCCAACGCGGCTTTCTTGGCTGTCATAGAACGCGTCATTGCGCCAGTGTATTCAGTCATTGCCACGTATTTAGCGTTTAATGCATTTAATATAGACATAGCATCTTCTCTTGCCTTAAATCCAATGGTTAAATATCTTCCCAATAACATAGCAGGGGTCATTCGCGCGAGAGAAATGGCAGCTGGACCAGCCACTGTCCCAATAGCACTTGCGGCAGTTCCAATCGCTGGAGCAGCCTGAGATAAACCTGTTCCAACTGCGCCCATCGCTGCTGAACTGGTAGTAATTATTCCACTTAATGTGGTGGTTAATGTAGTATAGAGTGCAGTTATAGTCGCAGATATAGCTGCATCCAAACCATACACAGTCATATAATATTGCAAAGTTGTCAAACCACCGTATCCGGCGCCCACAATCGCCGCGGCTCCAGCCAAAATAATTGCTGAGTCAACCGCCAAACTTACATAACGATTGTCGCATGCACTAGGAGGTGCCATTCCACTTGGAGTGTTTCCTGCTCCTCTTCTTTTGCGTCTTCCACCATTCATTCCTTCTTCCCAGTCCGAGTCATTTTCCTCTGGACCCCCATGCATTCCAGCAAATGCACCTTCAACTCTTCCAGGACTTATTCGTTTTCCCATTGTTAATTCTGACGCGGCATTCAATTCTCCAATTAATGCTGCTAATGCTTGTGCTTTTTCGTCTTCTGAAGACATAGTTATATATATTATAATAACAAAAATAATATATAAAATACAATAAAATGTTCAATATTACTAAAATTTAGAACCACGGTTTTAATTCCAATTGTTTATCATTGTTTTGTGACATAATAGGAGGATCCATTGGTTTATACATTGTGCTCGCATCTATTAGATATTTATGGTAACCAATCGCCTCTGAATACACTTGATGAATGCAATAATCCAAAACAATCTTATTCAATTGTTCCACCTGGTCCTTTACGTTGGTTGGCTGATTGGCGGCGTGTTGTAAAAATGTGCTTCGCATAATAATTTTAAGAGTATCGCCGTCTTGGTCGCTTATTACATATTGACCATTTGACTTGTAATATACACCGGCTCTAATACCATTTTGAATTATGCGAATATTGTTCTGAGAGAAAAAAGTATTTGACAACTCAGTGTTGTCCCATAAACCTTCTGTGGGATTCCTAAAAGTCGCGCATTGGTTTACTGGTATTTTGTCGTACATTTGAAATAAATCGGTTGTTTTAGGACCGTTAATATCTACTCTTCCATTTGATGGTCTACAGTGATTCATTTATATTATTCTAACAAAAGAAAATATTATATCCTATTATTTTATACAAATGAATTTTCAATCCACTGTTTTAATGATTGCTGTAGTTATTCTTATAATATGTATGATTCTTATTGGTGTCGCTTTAGCAAAAACTAAAAGCACGCAACAATGGCCTCCTCTCGTCGGAAATTGCCCTGATTATTGGATTGATGCGGCTACAGGCGGCGCCCAATGCGTAAATACTAAGGATTTAGGCACATGCAATGCTGGCGTTCCTGCTGGTCAACATTTGCAAATGAATTTTACCGTTGCGCCTTATGTTGGTCAAAATGCGGCTTGTTCAAAATATAAGTGGGCGACTGGTTGTGGCATTACTTGGGATGGCATCACTTCTGGTGTCCCTAATCCTTGCGATGCTTCTGGAAATACGCCTACAAGCGCGTAAAATACGATAAAACTAAATAATATTTTTTAGGTCAAAATATTATTTTTAAGATAGTTAGATGAATTTATTACTTGCTCGCAATATCAATATATTTTCTTCCAATTTCCGGAAGGGTCAATTTTATAAATGTAAGAATGACTACTTGCGTAAACATTTTTGTTTTCATCTGTTGACAATGAATTTATTGAATCATTTAGAGTCGCTAAGGTATTTATTTCTAGAGAATTAAAATTTACCTTATATACAATGTTATCTTCATAAAATGAGAAGTACAAATTCTCCCCCAATGTGTCTACTTTCATTTCACCAAGAATAGAATTATCGGAAGGTAATTTTGTCTCTATTTTTTTTATTGTTTCTCCATTACTAATATTAATTTTGTAAAATGAAAAATTATCTGATGAAGGATAAATACAATCTGTTAAATAAACGTGTCCAGCGTTGTCAACGTCCATTAAATATGTATTGTATTTAAATTCTATTGGTATTTGTTTTGCAATATATGTAGTAGGGTTAATCATATATAAACTATTAGAATCAATTGCGTAAACATTCCCCTTTGCGTCCACTCTTATCATAATGGGGGGGATAATATCGTTTGGTTTTATCAATTTACCAAAATCTGTTACATTGCCATCCTTGTCAATTTTGCGAAACATGTCATTGCCGTTGCCAAAGATGTCTCCTCCTATTGCACCGCCGTCATATATATAGACATTGCCTTTAAAATCAACTGCTATATCTTTAGGACCTGAAAATGGAGGATTTGGTGAAATTCCTAAATTTTCAACGTTTTTACTAGCTATATTAAATTTATATACAGTTAGATTAATTGAATTATCGGTTATATACACATTTTTGCCTTTTGCGTCTACTGATATTTGAGTAATATACTTTATAAGAGTGGTTTTATTTTTTGTTTTGTTTAAAAAAAATTACTGCAATTGTTGCAGCAATTGCTCCGCTTAAAACTACAACAGATCCTAATTTCACCATCAGAATATAGTATAATATGTTATAATATATTCTACAAAAATATTAATAAATGGTTGTCACATCACCAGTTACAGCGTCAATCTTACTCAGGAAATTGATCCCTGTATCGACAACATAAACATTTCCGGCAGAGTCTACCGCAACGCCGGTGGGAGTTTTGAAGGATGTATAACGTTCGTCCAAAAAATTCTTGCCTAAATTGGTGACAACACCGTCAGAGTCAATCTTACGCACTAAACCGTTTCCTGTATCGGCAACATAAACATTTCCCTGATGGTCTACTGCCACGCCATTAGGATGTTTGAAAGCTGGAATCAAGTTATGCACACAATGCTTACCTAAATTGGTAACATGGCCGGTTTTTGCGTCAATCTTACGCACTAAATTGTTTCCTGCGTCGGCAACATAAACATTTCTTGAAAAGTCTATCGCAACGCCGATAGGAGTTTTGAAGGATGGATGATCTGCGTCCAAAAAAGTCTGTCCCAATTTGGTAATATTACCGGTTTTTGCGTCAATCTTACGCACTAAACTGTTTCCAGTGTCGGCAACATAAACATTTCTTGCAAAGTCTACTGCCACACCGCTAGGATATTTGAATTTTGGATTCACTTTGCTTACAAAATTCTTACCTAAATTGGTCACATTACTGTTAATATCGTCAATTTCGCGAACAAGATTGTTTCTTCTATCAGCTACATACACGCGTCCATCGTCGCCCACTGCCACACCGCCAGGAGAATTGAAACTCTGAAACCTATTATGTACGTTTTCAAAGGTTGTTCTTAAATTTTTTAAATTGGTCGCAACACCTTTACAACTAATCTTACATATTGCATTTCTGTTTCCTGCATTGGAAACATAGATATTTACTTCAGAGTCCACTGCCACACCATTAGAATATTTAAAGTACGTTAATGAATGGTCCATTAAAATATACTATAATATGTTATAATATATTCTACAAAAAAATATTAATAAATGGTTGTCACATCACCAGTTTTTGCGTCAATCTTGTTCAACAAATTGGTTCCTATATTGATAAAATAAACATTTTCTGCAGAGTCTACCGCAATGCCGGCAGAAAAAAATGAACGTGGATTATTTGAGTCCAAAAAATTTTTTCCTAAATTGGTCACAACGCCGGTTTTTGCGTCAAGTTTACAAATTGAGTTGTTTTGTAGATCGGCAACATAAACATTTTTTCCTAGAGGGTCTACTGCTACGCAAGTAATCATGGGGCTTAGTCCCACTCCCACTAAAAACTTGCCAAATTCGGTTATAACGCCTTTAGAGTCAATCTTACAAAGAAAATCCTTACGTGTATCGACAACATAAACATTTTGCTGATTGTCTACTGCCACTCCGATAACCTCGCTGAAGAAGGGCTCTCTTTTTCCATCTCTATCAAAAACACTTTGACCTTGATTGTCCAGGTACTTTTCCCCTCCTGAAGAATATTTAAAAACCTTGCCTAAATTGGTCACAACACCGTTAATGTCAATCTTACGCACTAATTTGTTTCCTGTATCAGCAACATAAACATTTCCCTGAAAGTCTACTGCTACACCGGTAGGATTTTTGAAGGATGGATGCTTTTTGTCCTTAAAAATCTTGCCTAAATTTGTCACATTACCGTTAGTGTCAATCTTACGCACTAAATTATTTCCTGCATCGGCAACATAAACATTTCTTTTAGAATCTACCGCCAAGCCGAAAGGATTGTTGAATGATTGATGCTTTTTGTCTTCAAAAATTGTTTTTAAATTGGTAACATTGACAGCATTGTCTTTATAAGTAATCTTACACACTACATTATTTCCACTATCGTAAACATAAATAATTCCTTCAGAGTCTACCGCAAGACCGCCAGAATATCTAAAGTTTGGAATTACTGGTTGATTTGGTTGTGGTTCTGGATCTGGTCGTGGTTCTGGATCTGGAGTTGGTTGTGGTTCTGGACTTGGTTGTGGTTGTGGTTTTTTGTTTTGGTTTTCAATAACCAAAATGGTGGCAGCAACAACTGCTCCAATAACTCCTAAAAGTAAAAGAGTATTAACTTTTCCCATCAAAATATACTATAATATGTTGTAATATATTTTACTAATAATTTTATTTTAATTGTAATTGATTGATTTATTAAATATTTGTTACCGCGTCAGTTATTGCGTCAATTCTACGCAATAGGTCGTTATTAGTATCAGCAACATACACATTTCCGTTTTTATCAACTGCAACCGATTGCGGACGATAGAATTGTGGATCCGCGTTTTTTCCTAATGTTGTTACCGTTTTTCCATCGGCAGAAATTTTGCAAACTCGGTTGTTCCACGTGTCTGCCACATAAACATTTTCTTTAGAGTCTACTGCAACCCCACAAGGACTATTAAATACAGGATCCGCGGATTCTCCTAATGTTGTAACCGTTTTTCCATCGGCAGACATTTTGCAAACTCGGTTGTTCCACGTGTCTGCCACATAAACATTTCCTTTAGAGTCTACTGCCACGCCTGTTGGTTGGTAAAAACCTTTTCCTAATTGTATTTTATTTCCGTTCTTTTCCAATTTAAAAATATCATTATTTGATGATGTATAAATATTTCCATTCTTGTCAATTGTCGCGGATTTTTGCGATGTTGAACCATCATTGATTTTTTTTATTTTTGTGTCTTTTACATTATCGGTATTTGCTTCAATCTTACGCATCGTTGCGTTATTTTTATCAGCTAGATACACATTACCTCGCCCGTCTACTGCCACGCTATAAATTTCACCAAACTTAGGGTTAGCGTTTGTTCCTAATTTTGTTACGGTTCCTTTTGTGTCAATTTTCAGAATTAAATTTTTGTTAGATGCGTAAATGTTGTCTTCATTGTCTAAAGCAATGAAATTAGGTAAACTTAATTTTGAATCTTTTACATATGGTTTTAAATTTGTTACTGTTCCATTGGCGTTAATTTTGCAAACTTGTCCGTTACTCGCGTCTGCTACATAAATGTTTCCTGTAGAGTCTACTGCCAGACCTCTTTCGCGATTGTAACGACTTCGTGTGTAACTCAATAAATTTGTTACAGAATTGGTTTTTGTGTCAATTTTTCGCACTAGACATATTTTTTCGTCTGCTACATAGACGTTTCCTTTAGAGTCCACCGCCACGCGGCTTGGGTAATCAAATGGAGGATTCGCGGATTCTCCTAAAGTTGTTACCGTTTTTCCATCGGCGTCAATTTTGCGCACTAGATTGTTTCCAGTGTCTACCACATAAACGTTTCCTGTAGAGTCTACTGCAACCCCACAAGGATTATTAAATTCAGGATTCGCGGATTCTCCTAAAGTTGTTACCGTTTTTCCATCGGCGTCAATTTTGCAAACTCTTCCGTTCAACATGTCTGCCACATAAACATTTCCTTTAGAGTCTACTGCCACGCCCATTGGGTTTTGAAATGCAGGATTCGCGGATTCTCCTAAATTTGTTACTTTTCCATCGGCGTCAATTTTGCGTACTACACTATCTCCAGTGTCTACCACATAAACGTTTCCTGTAGAGTCCACCGCCACGCCGCCTCTTAGTCCAATAAAAAGAGGTTTCGCGGATCTTCCTAAAAATATTACCTCACTGGTTGTTGCATTAATTTTCATAACCCTATCGGAGCCATCAACTACATATACATTGTTTTCACCATCCACGGCAATACCTGAGAAAAATAAATTAAAATCAAAATTAACTTGCGTTGAAGCTGGAGTTAGAGCGGGAGTGGGCGTTGATTTTAGTTTTTCAATAATAAAAAAAGTAGCAAATGCTCCCAAAACTAGTAGAATAGGTGTAGCTTTTCCCATTAAAATATATAAATTCCACGCGATAATATTTTTTACTAAAAATATTATCTATCACGCATGACTTATATTAAAGGGTCGTTACTACGTCTGTATTGACGTCAATCTTACGGACAAATGAGTAAAATTTATTGGTTAATAAATCATATTTTGTGCTTTCAGTTATATATACATTTCCTGCATCATCTGTGGCGATGTCAGTTGGTAAATATATATATGGGCTCGCATTTTCTACAATGCTTTTTATCACGCCAGATTTTATATCAATTTTATCAACTGAATTACTAAATTTGTATATTGCATAAATATATTCTCCTTCGCTGTCCACTGCAATTGCTTTATAAGGTTGAAATATAGACGGCGTTTTAGTCGTCGGTATTTTTGTTCTAGTTCCAGCATTTGGATCAATCTTAAATAATTCTCTCCCATCATTAATGATATATAAATTTCCGTTTTTGTCAACGTCTGCACCTGTGGGTGACGCGAATGCGGTATTTCTCTTTTTTATAAATATACTAGTACAAATTGCAGCAATTGCGCCCAATACTAAAACAGAACCAACTTTTCCCATTATATTATACTATGTCACAATATTTTTTACATTAAAAAATATTATTATGTCTTTTGATTAAGGACAAATTTCAAGTTGGTTTATTTAAAAACATCTCGTAATATCAAGTTATCTTGTATTTCTGTTAAACAGACTCTATCATTTCCATTGTCAGCTATATATAAATTATAGAATAAGTTATTTTTAATAGATGCAATGCCAATGGGCACATTAAAATCTACATTATCATATATTGGCGACTTAGTATCCAAAACTAAAGTTTTAATAGTCACAGTATTTAAATTAAGAGCTTTTATATAATAACTATTATCATCACCAGATCCTTTTACAGTTACAATTAAAAAATCTTCATAATTTCTATACATCATTGCGATACCTAAAATTGTGGAAAAGTCTATTTCAACATTATTAGTGTTTATTGTTGTGAGTTTACCCTCTGAAGAAATCTTGTATAAAGTGCCGTTTTTTGAATTCTTTTTTTCTGTTACGTCAACTACGTATATATTTTCATTTTCATCAACTGCAATAAATTTAGGATTTTCAAATGTTGTATTTTTTGTTATATCTATTGGTGTTTTAGAATTCTCATCAATTTTATAAACCTTATTTTTAAATAAATCAGAAACGTATATAATATTTTTTGAGCTTACTACTACATTGCTAGGTTGTGGCAATTCATTTGTAAATATACCCATTTCATCTTTTTTAGGAGTAATTTTTAACAAGCCTGGATTTCCTAAATTTACAACATACACATTTTTCTCTTTATCTACGGCAATGCTAGTTGGGTAATTTATATTATTTGTTAAAATAGTTGACTTTTTGCTTGAGTGATCAAATTTGCGTATTAATTTGTTATTGCAATCAGTTGCGTAGACATTTCCGTCTACGTCAACTGCCACTGCATAAGGTTTAAACGTGGATATTGTTGCATCTCCTCCGGCATCCCCACCATTTCCTGCATCCCCACCATTTCCTGCATCCCCACCATTTCCTGTATCTCCTCCACTTCCTGCATCTCCTCCGGCATCCCCACCACTTCCTGCATCTCCTCCATTTCCTGTATCTCCTCCGACATCCCCACCATTTCCTGCATCTCCTGCATCCCCACCACTTCCTGTATCTGATTTTGATTTTTTATTTTTTGAAACCCAAAAAGCTACAATTGCAATTGCGCCAATTAGCAAAACCTCTAAAACAATAGTAGATTTTTTAACCATTGTAATATTATAATATATAATATTTTTTACAAAAAATATTATCCGCCATAAATAAGAAGAATGTTTGACCTCACTTTAATTAAAACTTTGCCAATTGAAATTGAAATATATATACAAGATTTTTTGCCTATGCAAGTTTTATACACTCTAACAAAAAAAAATTATATTAAATATCATAAACACGTTAAGGAATGGATTCCAAAAGATTTGTACGAAAATTATTTACGAGATATGATACGAAGTGATAATGATTTTGCATTTAACGCAATAATCAAGGAAAATTACAAAAAATGGTTGCAAATAAAAAAATATAAATATAAAAACACAATTTATGGCAATTACATTTTCTTTATAGAAAGCTTTTGCATTGAGAATCAGTCAACAAATTGCAGAAACTTGTTAAAAGATTTTCTCAATAAAACTGGTTTGAGTAAAAATCAGCATAAAAAGAATACTATTACAAATATAATATGGACAAACTAAACTTGAATGAAATGTTAAACAGAGAATCGGATGTTATTAAAATGAAAGAAACGCTCAAAGATTTTGAGCTAAATAAGAACAACCATTTATTCAAGAAGGGTATTTATGTTTACGGCGAACCTGGAACCGGCAAAACTACGTTTGTCATGGATATATTAAAAGAAATGAATTACGACGTTGTTAGATACGACGCAGGTGACATTAGGAACAAGACAATTATTGATACTTTGACAAAACATAACATGTCTGATAAAAATATTATGAGCATGTTTCATAAAAATATTAAAAAAATTGCCATTGTTATGGATGAGATTGATGGAATGAATAATGGCGATAAAGGAGGCATAAATACGCTCATTAAACTCATACGTCCCAAAAAAACTAAAAAACAAAAGTTAGAGGAGGTCACATTAAATCCTATAATATGCATAGGTAATTACCACATTGATAAAAAGATTAAGGAACTTATGAAAGTGTGTAATACTATAGAACTCAAAAAACCAACTTCTCCACAAATTGTAAATATAATTAAAATGTTGATGCCAAGTTTAGAAGACCAATTGCAACAAAATATCTCTACTTTTATTCAACATGATTTAAGAAAAATAAAAACTATGTTTCAAATCTACCAAAGTAAAAAAGGAGTTTTAAAAGACGATGTTATAAATAATATATTCCAGACAAAATCTTATAATGATGACACCAAGCAAATAACACAAAAACTTATTAATAGCAAATATCACATTAACGATCATTTGTCTATTATGAATGAAACGGACAGAACCATTGTTGGTTTATTATGGCACGAAAATATTGTTGACGTTTTAGGAAAAATGAAACCCAACGCTTCAATCCCTGTTTATTTGAACTTATTAAACAATATGTGTTTTGCCGATTATATTGATCGCATAACGTTTCAAAAACAAATATGGCAATTTAATGAGATGAGTTCACTCATAAAAACGTTTAAAAATAATAAATTGTATCACGATTCGTTTAAAAAAAAACCAAAATATAACCCATTGGAGGTTAGATTTACAAAAGTATTAACAAAATATTCAACGGAATATAACAACTCCATTTTTATTCAAAATTTGTGTCAACAACTTGGAATGGATAAAAAAGATTTGTTTGCATTTTTTTTAGATATAAAAAATAAATATGACGACAATGAGATCGCTTCAATGTTTGAAAACTATGAAATTACCAAATTGGACATTAATCGCATTTACCGATATTTGGAAAAGTACACCAAGGAAAACGCGGAAGACGGCGAAGAAGCGGTTGACGCTGAGTTGTCTGATGGTGAATAATTTTTGCAATAACTATGATTATAATAAATATTTTCTTTGTATAAGTTATATTTAACAGGCTAAAATTTGTTTGAATTTATACCTCAAATAAAAAATCCCAATCTTTGAATAAACCACCGGCTAATAAATTAGGTTTATATGGATGCGGTTTATTATTGAAGAGTTTTTCATGATTCTCTATTGCCGCGATTTTGTTAACTTCTGATTCGTCTTTGCGTTGTAAGTAATTTAACAGCGCCAATTGCGCAAATGATTTTCTAAAGTTATACATTTGTTCTAAAGTTGTGTTTTTTTCGTGAATATAAACCTGCGTATTTACAATTGTAGCATTGCAAGTATAACACACTTCCGTGGTTGTGCTATTGATTAAATATCTTTGATCATATCCACTAAATACGTCTTTTTGTCGGTTATTTAAACTACTATGTTGATGTAACATTTGAGGCACGTTTCTTGACAAAAAAGAAAAAATCAATAAGATAAGTTTCATCTTATTGATATAAATGAGAAAATTTTATATTGTTATTATCTTCAACTATTTTTATGATTATATTGTTTGATTTTCTGATCCTACATTTGTATTAGAATCTGCATTAGAATCTGTTCCTGTTTCTGGTGCAGGTTCTGTTTCTGTTTCTGGTTCTGTTTCTGGTTCTGGGTCTGTTTCTGTTTCTGGTTCTGTTTCTGGTGCAGGTTCTGGGTCTGTTTCTGGTGCAGGTTCTGGGTCTGGTTCTGGTGCAGGTTCTGGGTCTGTTTCTGGTGCAGGTTCTGGGTCTGTTTCTGGTGCAGGTTCTGGGTCTGGTTCTGGTGCAGGTTCTGGTGCAGGTTCTGGGTCTGGTTCTGGTGCAGGTTCTGGTGCAGGTTCTGGTGCAGGTTCTGGGTCTGTTTCTGGTGCAGGTTCTGGGTCTGGTTCTGGTGCAGGTTCTGGGTCTGTTTCTGGTGCAGGTTCTGG